CAAGCATTGTGTGGAGGGTTCAACTCCCTTCGGGTCCACCAAGATTGGAGTGTCCGGATCGGGTCCGGCATGGTGAGTGGCTTCGGCTGCAACAACCGCAGTGGTTCGACCCCACTACACCCCACCAGAATTCGTGTGCACTTGCTGGAATGGTAACAGCCTTCGCTGCAAACGAAGTGATCGGGGGTTCGATTCCCTCAGTGCACTCCAGTCCTTCAGCTTCCACCCGGCATCGTGGCTCTGCGTGTGGTCGCTCCTGAACGGTATGGAACTCGAGGTGCGCCACGCCGCTGCTCGATGGACCCCAGCCGAAGCCGTGAAGACGGTGATCCGAGTGCAAGCCTCGGCCGAACAAGTTTTTGAGGACGTGACTGATAAGGCCCTCGTCGTGGGGGAAAAGGTGCTGGGCAGGCAATAGCTCAGGCTGATTAGGTCACAGGAGTGTAGTGCATGCCGATCTCGTTGTGTTGATTGCAGCGAACGAAGGAGGCAGTTGGATGGACAAAACGGTCACACGAACGAGTCCATGGGTTAGACGCCCTCTGACGCTGATACGAGCCTAGCTAGCACGTTGAGTCTTATCGCATAACAACGCACTGTGATTGAAACATGTTGGGCTTGACAACCCACCGTCCTCTAGAATATGGCGTCGTGGTCGAGTGGTCTATGGCAGCTGCCTTGAAAGCAGAAGGTTCCGCAAGGGGCCCGTGGGTTCGAATCCTACCGACGCCGCCAGACACAAGGTGATGTGGCAGAGAGGCCTATCGCACCGGTTTGCTAAACCGGAGATCCTCGAAAGGGGGTCCGTGGGTTCGAATCCCACCATCACCGCCAGGTTTCTTGGGCTTGTAGCTCAGCTGGGAGAGCGCAGCGTTCGCAACGCTGAGGCCAGGGGTTCGATCCCCCTCAGGTCCACCAAGGTACTCCAGCGACGGTAGTTGCAATCAGCCGGCGCTGGGAAGAGGACGCTGCAACCGTCCTCGAGAGTTTCTGCACCCGTGGCGTAATTGGTAGCCGCGCAGCTTTGAGGTGGCTGTCCCGCAAGGGGTGGAGGTTCGAGTCCTCTCGGGTGCACCATAAATACTCCAACAGCGTTGGAGAACAACATGAGAGATATCGCCAGGCGTCATACCTACTTCGGGCTTGTCCTGCTCCTCATCGGTATGTGCCTCGGAATCTACATGGGTATCACGGGAAACCACGCATACGGTGGAGTGCACGCCCACATCAACCTCGTTGGAATGGTGCTCTCGCTGCTCTACGCCTCCGTGTTTCGGCTGTGGGTCCCCGATGGACCGCCAACAATGCTCGCTCGAGCTCAGCTCGGAACGCATCGAGTTGGAACCGTGTTCTTCACGGTGTGTCTATTCTTCATGCTCAGCGGTAAAGCCTGGCCTCTAGTCCTGGTTCCAGGACTGCTGATCGGCGCCGCTCTTCTTCTTTCGGCAGCGGTGATGATGCTGGTCATCTTCCATCGCACAACATAATCTACGCCGGGCGAACCACATGTGAATCCATGTGCCGGCTCCAAATACGAGAACCGCTGTTAAGGGTTATCTGGAAAAAACCCCTTGACGACCTTCGTTCTCTTTCATTCAACAGGGTAGGAGGCGTGTGGCAGCCGATTCGGTCCGGAGCCGAGTAGTCTCAGTTCGACTCTGAGTACCCTGACCACGATCTACAGGGTGGGAGGCGTGTGGTAGCCAGTTGCCTTTGGAAGGCTTCAGTCCTGGTTCAACTCCAGGTACCCTGACCAAGAACAGCAAACCGCTGACAGAAGGTTATCATACGATGATCTGGTTCGACTCCAGACCGAGGGGAAACCCAAGGTCAGCCTCGTTCGGGAGGCACTCCTTCTTCATTTTCGTTTGCCCAATTCCTCGGTGTCGGCAAGCCAGGTATGTCACTAGCTTTGGGAGCTAGCGCGGAAACGCATCGCAGGTTCGAATCCTGCCACCGAGACCAACTTGTGTTACAATGAATAAATGAAATTCATTGTCTATGAAACTGCCAACCTCATCAACGGTAAGAAATACCGTGGTGTTCACGTGTGTGAAACACTCGATGATGGATATCTAGGAAGTGGCAAGCTTCTCAAGAAGGCAATTGCTAAGTATGGCGCTAGCAACTTTCAACGAATCATTTTGCTAGATTGTGCTTCAATTGAAGATATGTTCTTCGCTGAATCACAGTTAGTAACCATGGATTGGGTAGCTAGACCAGACACCTACAATTTGAAAGTAGGTGGAGAAGGTGGTTGGGATTACATCAACAAATCGGGAGCTAGGTGGAATAACGAAAAGCGAGAAGCTCACTCCATCGAAATGAAACGCAGAGCATTGCTCGGAATCTGGAAGCCACCGTTAGGTGGTACACTAGGAAAATCTTTCAAGCATACCAATGAAGCAAAATCAAAAATCAGTGCCAACAGTGCAATGACGCTGTCGACCGAAGAAGTCGAAAAGCGACAGCTTGATGTAATTCACTCAGACTATCCGAAAAGAGGAAGCACAAAGAGATTGTCTCAGTTGTGGAATGTCTCACATACACAGGTGAGAAGGTTTATACGCGGGTATGGTGTAGTGGTAACTCGAAACCTTGCCAAGGTTTAGTCCCCAGTTCGATACTGGGTACCCGCTCCAAGTTTCATGCGGATGTGATGTAATGGTAGCCTAGGACCTTGCCAAGGTTCATGCGCCGGTTCGATTCCGGTCTTCCGCTCCAGTTCAGTGAGGCGCAAGCTTCACGCTTCCATGTCGCCGAAGTGCGTGCAGCGTCTGATCCTCACGTTGCACGATGACGGCATGGAAGTCAGGGAGGATCTTAGCCTCACGTGGAGCCCGGTCCTCCGTGAAGGTGAAGATACTCCGGGACCTCGCGGGAGTGGTCCATTGGCAGGGCACCGGTCTTCCAAACCGGCAGACGCAAGTCGCATGAGGGTTCGATTCCCTTCTCCCGCTCCAAATTACAGGAGGTTGCATGCGCGAACACGACATCAATCAGCTAGACAACTTCGTTGCTGGCTGGTATATGGACGATCTCAGCGTGTGCGATCACATCATCGAGTACCACTCTAAGGCAGCCACCTACCCTGGTTACATCGCTAACGGCGTCGTGAATGAACAGGTGAAGAAGAGCGTTGACACCACTCTTGACCCTAGGTCAGAGGCCTTCATGGCCTACACCCCCACTCTTCTTCAGTGCTTCGAGCTCTACAAGCAGAAGTACCCCTACTGCGCCAAGTTCAGCACCTGGGGAATAGTCGAACCGATGAAGGTCTCGAAATACCGCCCAACTGATGGCTACTACGCCTGGCACACTGAGCGAACGTCAGTTCGAAGCGGAAACATCGGGCGGCTGCTGGTGTTCATGACCTACCTTAACGATGTAACTGATGGCGGACAGACCGAGTTCTTCCATCAGAACCTAAAGATACAACCTGAGAAGGGGCTTACGCTTATCTGGGGTGCAGACTGGATGTTTACCCACCGCGGAGTTCCATCTTCTACCCAAGAAAAGTACATCATCTCAGGGTGGGCAACGATAGTTCGCTAGTGTAACCTGCAACTAACGGTGTACAAACAGCTCAAAATGAAGTAGAATTGAATAGTGGTCAAGTTGACCGCTGGTTACCTATAGGAGGCGGCGGAAGCACGTCTTATGGAGAGCCTGCTCTCCTAACCCCTTCAATTCTCTTCGGGGATCTAGATGGCGAAGCAATCACTGTAGCCTGCCGCACTGCCTTTTTGAAGTAGTAAGGAGATCCTGATGAACGCACGCGCTGCTGGTGATCGAGCCAGCGTTCGAGATTGGGTAGATACCAGCTTCGACTCCGCGCCAACGAGTGACTACCACCCGTTTACCGGTGCTGCGAAGGAAGTTCGCCATGAGCGCAGAGGCTCCCTACAGGAGTCCGCTTTCGATCTGAAACAAGGCTGCGATGTAGCTGAGCTGGACACGATACCAGCTGAGCTGCTCGACCTCTTCAAATAATCTGATGCGGGGTAGGGAAGCCCAGTCGTTCCCGCCGGCCTCATAAGCCGGAGATCGCAGGTGCGAATCCTGCCCCCGCTACCAAGACACAAGCAACCGATAGATGATGGTTATCATGGAACCGGCACGCTGTAGGTTCGAGTCCTACCTTCTGGGGAAACCTAGTTGTGGCGGAATGGTAAACGCACTGGTATAGCCGCAAGGCATCTCCGTTGTCGCTCCTTTGTTGCTTTGATTTTCTTCGATCGGCCAGTCCCTAGGGCACCTGGGTTTGGTTATGGCGCAGCTGATGCCGTTGCGTCGGGTTCGAATCCCAGCCGATCGACTTAGTTTTCATGCGGGTATGGGGGAATTGGTAGACCCACCGTCTTCAGAAGGCGGCGCCGCGAGGCGTGTCGGTTCGACTCCGACTATCCGCACCAGCTTTGCGCGTGTGATGGAATTGGTAGTCTTGCTGGGTCGAGAGCTCAGTGCCGAAAGGCGTGTCGGTTCGACTCCGACCATGCGCACCAAACGTTAGCTTCTACGACCGCAAGTCGTACGGACGGCACCCAAACTGCAGGGTGATGAAGGAAGCGATGGACCTGAAAGCCGTGACGGTCTAAGAACACAACAGGGTAGGAGGCGTGTGGCAGCCGGTTAGTTCGGGAGACTAGCAGTCCTGGTTCAACTCCAGGTACCCTGACCATTCATGGGGGTGTAGCTCAGCTGGGAGAGCGCAACAATGGCATTGTTGAGGTAGTGGGTTCGAGTCCCATCACTTCCACCAAGACATGGGGGCAGCAGCGGGCTGCGGTGATCGCTGGCAGCGATCATGACTAGAGGGGTCCAACTCCCCCGGCCTCCACCAAAATTTCGCTGGCAATCTTGCCGCGAGCCCCGGTCCTCCAGCAAGAGGCAATGTGGGCACAACGATGTAGGGGAAAATCCCATGCAGTTTGTAAATGACTCAACCAACAAGTTCATCGATATCTCCAGTGAGGAATTCCGGGTCTACCGGTTTCCAGGTGGAGACGAGGTGAAGATCGACGGCCCACTTCAGCTATCCATAAGCACAGGCGGTCACCGTCTGTTCGACGCGGAGGGCGTCAGCCACTACATTCCAAAGGGCTGGCTTCACCTGAAGTGGAAGGCGAAGAACGGGCAACCGCACTTCGTGAAGTAATCACGCTGATGTGGCTCAGTGGTAGAGCGCATCCTTGGTAAGGATGAGGTCGTGGGTTCGATCCCCACCTTCAGCACCAACACCCTGCCCGGGTGGCGGAAGAGGTAGTCGCAGGAGGCTTAAACCCTCCTTCCTTCGGGAGTGTGGGTTCGAGTCCCACCTCGGGCACCATAAATACGTAACAGACGCGGGCGGCCGGCTAGTTGTCGGGCGAGGTCTCATAAGCCACGATGAAGCGAGGTGCGATTCCTCGGTTCCGCAACATGAGGTTGTATTGTTCCTGAAGCCTGTAAATAGACAGAAGAGAACAGTATGCCAAGACGACAGAAGCTTTACCACTACATCTACCGAACTACCTGTCTAGTGACCGGCAAGTTCTACGTAGGAATGCATTCAACTGATGACCTTGATGACGGTTATCTCGGGAGTGGAAAGATTCTTGGTTACTCGCGCCGAAAGCATGGTGATGAGAACCACAAACGCGAGATACTTGAGTTGCTGCCGACACGTGAAGCGTTGAAGCTCCGTGAAACAGAGATAGTCAATGAACAGTTGCTTGCTGATCCGCTCAACATCAACCTGAAATACGGCGGTGATGGCGGAGGTTTTCTAGCAGAGAAAAACAAGGTCAATGACTTTCATCGTAAAGGACAGGCTGCAGCACTTGAAAAAATGCGTGACAACCTGTCTGCAATGCGGAAGCGACAGTGGTTGAACCCATCAGTAGCCCTGCAAGCAACCAAGCGCAATCTGGACTGCGGTAGAAAATTGGGTGTTGCAACCGCCCGTTCAGTTGACAGCATTGCCAGACGAAAGAACACATTTGCTAGGATTGGCCATCAGCAAGGCGTCAAAAATTCAATGAACGGGAAAAGATGGATGACAAACGGAATTGTATCCAAACCCGTTTTGATACAACAAATGACCACCTATTTTGAAAATGGGTGGAAACTAGGAAGGAAACTGACATGAATACATCTCGAATATCGAGCTCAGTCCACGGGACTGTAGCTCAACGGTAGAGCGGTGGCCTTATAAGCCATGAGCGCCAGATTAGCGCACGATCAGGGTTCGAATCCCTGCGGTCCTACATCCCGGGCCGGAAGCATAACAGGTATAGGCAGCGGCCTCATAAGCCGTCGACAGTGGGTTCGAGTCCCACCCGGCCTACCAAACACGCCCCCGCCGAAGGAGCGGACGGACGCCTTCTAAGCGACCTACTGCAGGTTCGAGTCCTGCCGGGGGCTCCATTGAATTTCCCTGCTTAGCTCAGTGGTAGAGCGGATGCCTCTAAAACGTCGGGTCGTCGGTTCGAATCCGACAGCGGGGGCCAACCATGCTGGTGTCGCATAGCGGCGATTGCAGCTGTTTTGTAAGCAGCCGGGGCAACCCCACGCAGGTTCGAATCCTGCCACCAGCTCCAAGTTTCGATGGTCTTCGTAGCTTAAGGGTAGAGTCACTCCATTGTAGGGGTGGGATGCGGAGTCCAGCACCCGCCGAAGACACCCATCCAACCTCACTAAAGTAACGACTGCGTCGCTACTCGATGTTACAATGATCTCTGATACTTTCCACAGAAGCTGACCGACTGGATGTTGGTTATCTTCAACCTTTGAAACTGAACCGAGGACGTTCGATTCGTCCAGCCCTTATGGCTAAGGTGGGCAAATGCCCGACGCCGCCCCTTGTCGGCCTCTGTGGAAAGTGCCAGGTACAACAAACGTTAGACAAAATGAAGCTTCGTATCAAGAAGGTTCTAGCTGCGCTGGCAACAGCGCTAGGTGGAGCTGCTGCAACCGCTGCCTGTGTTACATCAGGCTCGCCAATTTCAGAGTACCCCCTCATCAAGATCAATGATCCTATCACGCGTCTGGTGTGGCAGGACGAACGAGGTGACTACGCTGGGGTGATCTTCACCTTTCAAGGAAACTCAGGTGAGGTGCCAGCCGCCTCAGGAGCCATTCTTCGACAGCTCGGTCTTCGCCTTCACGTTCGAGATGACTGCAACGCGATGTACATCATGTGGCCCTCGGTCGGTGGTGAACTCGGCGTCAGCGTCAAGAGCAACCCGCTGCTGATGACCAGCAAGCAGTGCGGTGCAAAAGGCTACATCAAGCAGACCCCCACGCTCTCACGAACTGTCGCGCCGCTGGTAAACGGCGCGCGCTACTGGTTCGAAGCAACATACGACGACCCTCTGCTGGTGGTCAGAGTGAACGGCGCCATCAAATGGATGGGAACAGTGGATGTGCCGTTCATCGGCAATCCTGGGTTTCGAACTGACAACGTGAACGTGAACATCAACTGGTTAGGAAACGTCAATGACATCGGCAGGTCCAACCTGAGATGTGTGACACAGGTACAATAGACAACGCGCCCGTGGTGGAATTGGCAGTCACGCTGGCCTTAGAAGCCAGTGCCGAAAGGCGTGTCGGTTCGAATCCGACCGGGCGCACCACATATGGATAACCAGAAAGACTTCGCAGCACAGTACGCTGTCCTTCACATGGTCGTGAAGGCGATGGTCTACGCCCACCCGAAGCCAGAGCTGGTACGCTCAATGCTGCGTACCCTGGCCCATGAGCGGACCGGCGATGACGTTGAGGAGCTTAGCTACCTGATCGACATGCACGCCACTCAGTGGCTGAAGGTCCTTACCGATGTAATTGAAGCCCGTACCTGATCCCTTCCCCAGTAGCTCAGTCGGTAGAGCGTCGGACTGTTAATCCGTAGGTCGTTGGTTCGAGCCCAGCCTGGGGAGCCACCTTTGAAAGAGTGCCATGCGCAACAACTCCACCACTGCCCGCGAACCTCTTCGCTACAGCGAGATCTCAACGATTCTCCAGAAAAGGATCGTCGCACCCGTGAAACCAGCTGAGGTTCCGACGCTGACTGAGGAGGAGCTTCTCAAGATTCAACAGACACCGCAGCAGGTGCTCAACGCCCTTCGCTACGGTGCTTCCTGCCCGTGAAGCCGCCCGGCATCTACGGGTTCTTTGGCCCCTTTCGCTTCCTCAGTAACTTCCACCTTGTTGAGGTGGTGCTAGATGGTCTCAAGTACCACACAACTGAGGCCGCCTACCAGGCCGCGAAGACCGATGACCTCAGCATTCGACGCCTCTTTGCCAGCCTCAAGACCGGTCGAGAGGCCAAGAGGCTCTCTCACGAGCTGCAAGCTCCACCCGGCTGGCATGAAGGACGCAAGTTTGAGGTCATGCTGGACCTCACCCGACAGAAGTTCGCGGCTGATCCACTCAGGCAGTGGCTCCTTGAAACTAAGGACCTCTACCTAGAAGAAACAAACTCGTGGAACGACATCTACTGGGGAGTCTGCAACGGAGTTGGCGACAACCACCTCGGCAAGATCTTAATGCAGGTGCGCAACGAACTACGATCCTCGAGCAGCTTATCTCGTTAAAGCAAGTCGGAGGGCAGGGCTCAGTGAAGAACCCCTGTGCTGGTTCAGTCCTATCCACACTGTAATCAATGGACCGGTGTGAGCCACCGTAGCAAAGCCCCTAGGAAGGGTGGAGCAGCTCAAGAATTCTGGAAGGTAGCACGCATGGCGCGTAACCAGTTTCGAAAGCTGGGCCCTCGGTGATGAATCGGGGAGAGTTCGATTCCCTTACCTTCCTCCACAAATCTAGGCCCCCGTACGCTAATTGGCAGTGCGGCTCTTCTCAAAAGGGAGTGGTTGAAGGTCCGAATCCTTCCGGGGGTACCAGCTAAATAGAAAAGCAAGAGAGGCTGTTGGTGCCGGTTTGCTAAGCCGGAGACCTGTTGAAAGACGGGTCCATGGGTTCCAACCCATTACCTCCTCCTTTGGTCGAACATCGACCGGGTATCAACCTAACAGGAGAACACCATGTCCCTCATTTCCCTCATCATCACGCTCGTTGTGGTCGGCGTCATTCTTTGGGCTGTCAACGCGTACATCCCGATGGACGCCAAGATCAAGAACATCCTGAACATCGTGGTAGTCATCGCTGTCATAGTGTGGCTGCTCAAGGCGTTTGGTTTGATGTCGTACCTCAACATCTAACGAATTCAAGGTCCGACCCATCGCGGGCCGGCTAGGTGTCAACGATAATCGTACTGAGCCTCGGGCAGAGACCACAAGTCGCTGAAGCCCGTCCGTGTGGTACGAACCTAGTTCGGTTCGAGGAAGTTCGGGACTGCACAGAGCAGGGCTCATCGCTCTGTCGGAGAGAAGCCCGCAAGGGGTGAATAGGCTGACACGGTAGCCTGACCAGGTCGCAAGACCCACCGTCCAGCTGAATACGACGACCGGTCCTATCACCCGGCCTTCTCGCTCGTACGACAACGATTCCGCAGCAACACAAACAGTTCTCGTTGACGCTGCTCGCCGAGAGAACGGGTTGTGGCACCTATGACCCAGGTTGAAACCTGGCGAGGACGGCTTCGGCCGTAGATGGATGATGGGATAGAACAGAAACCCGGCTACGGGGCCTTGAATCTTCTTTCACTGACGCGCTGCCCATCCAGCGTGTTAGAATGAACCATTGGTAGCGTGTCAGAGTCCGGCTTATCGTTTCACCCTGGAAAGGTGAAGGTCCCGAAAGGGGCCCGTGGGTTCGAATCCCACCGCTACCACCAAAGGACACCCATGGTCGTTGACATCCTGCTGAAGCAGCTCATTAAGCTGGCACGCCGTCCCGACACCGCACCGTCGGTGATGGACCCTGGCACCTTCATTCGTGAGTTTCGTACAGTGCGTCTCGGGATACCACGGCAGCTTGGCAAGACCACCGCACTTGTAGCCCTCGCGCGCTCTGAGCCCGCGATCTTCTTTGCTCCTACCTCGCCGCTAGCTCGACAAATTGAGCGCATACACGCGCTAGAGGTTATCGAGCTGACAGCGCTCGACAATCGGCTTATCCAGAGCGTCATCGTGAAGACACCAATCACGCTGGCCCTCGTAGATGAAGGCCTTGATCTTCTAACTGAAACACAGAACAAATTCTACGCGCTGCTGTCCCGAATGTGGGCTGATAACCAGCTGGACCGTGACACGTTCGTGGTTGTCCTGGTCGGGACATAAATACTTCAGGCACACGGTGAGCCTTGATCACCGAAACACACACAGGAGGCCAACATGGCACACCCCCAACCTATCAAGCCCTATTCGGGCAAGACCCCCTACGAGATCCGCCTTGAGCTGCTTCAGATGGCCAAGGAGCACCTCGAGACCCTCTACCACACCCAGCAGGACTTCGCCGCCCGCGCGTTCGACGCCCTTGTCGCGTCGAACAAGGCCACCCTCGAGGAATGGCAGCGCCTGGTACCGAAGGCCTACACGATCGATGAGGTCACCAAGAAAGCCGGAGAGCTCTATGCCTTCGTCCTCAAGAAGGACTGATCATGGACTACGAGGAACTAAAGATCCCGCGTGGGGCCGCTTGGGCCGCCAGCGCCTTCGTTTGGCTCGCTGACAAGCTTCGTGCTATCGGTGATGCCGCTGTGTCAATTGTTCGCGATGACCCTGTACGACCCGAGGACAGCATGTCCGTCGCGGATGTACGAGCGTACGCCTACTCAATCTCAAAGAAGTGTCCAGGGTTTGCAAGCGATCTGTTTGCGGCCGCTGACCGTTCTGAGGTACTGGCTGAGGAGGCCGTAGCTCTGAAATAAATAGAACGACGACAGCCGTAGCAAGACGGTTATCAATCATTCTGAACTCCGTCTTGCGCCTCCTTTGCTGTCCTCACCGCTTCTCCAAGGGGCCGGCGCCCTGATCTGACTGACCAACGGTTCGCGAACCTTAAGGTCAGCGTTCAAAGCTGCATGATACCCCTGAAAAGGTAGGGTGCTTAGTGTGACGCCAAGCCTGCAGCGAGAGCTGTCGCCAGCCTGGCTCCTTGGAGAAGTCGTGAACCGAAGCTGATTGGTTATCCTCCACCATTCGGGGGCCAGGTGTATTGGTTGCACGCCTGATCGGAAGATCAGGAGGGGAGGTTCGAATCCTCGGTCTAACGGCCGATCGCAGTCCTTGTTCGTGGCTTCAGTGGCAGTGTCCCAGGTTGTTAGAGCATAAATACGAGATGCTACTTCATCAACTTCGCGAATCAGCTCCTAACCGCCTAACCAAGTTCTGGCAGTCTGACACTGCCGGCGGCATGGTAAAGCTGCTGCAGAAGCTCGGCGGCAACGAGGAGATGCTCGGCGACATCCTCGACAAGAGCATCCATAAACACGCGGCATTCGACCCCACGAAGCTGTTCAGCTTCCTGCCCTCCATCCTGAAGGCCGCTGCTCATCCTGACAACCGAGGAAACTGGGACGGCACGCTGCACCAGCAGGCCGGCGTCATGCTCGGAGCCATGGCTGAAGGAGCTCTTGAGCTTGGTCCAGCTGCCCTTCACCAGCTGCTCGACAAGGTTCCGCTGAACACCCTGAAGACGCACGTCAACCGTGAGACCGCGATCAAGCTGCAGCTGGCCCTCAAGAAGGCGGCGCGCACCAAGGACGACGAGGACTTCGACGACGAGAACGACCGCTTCATCTTCATTGCCCGACCCTCCTTCAAGGAGACGCCTGAGGGGTCGGGCAACTTCCGCAAGTCGCTTGAGATTGAGAACCTGGTCAAGGTTGACCCATACGACGCCCATGCCCATCAAATGGGCAACATGATGAAGATGAGAGCCATGGCTCAGGGCGAAGGCTCAGAAGTCTACGTAGTCAGCCTGCCCAAGGACGTGACGAATGGTGGACAGCCTGAGGAATGGCTGATCGACCTCATCGACAAGCACAAGCACAAGCTGCGTTGAAGCTGCTAACCACGTTTCTAGCGCTGCTTCCGCTGCTTGCTACAGCGGCGCCTAGCCCACCTCTTCCGATAGAGCAGTGCGCTCAGCACCTGCCCTTTGGGCAACCGAAGAGCGCGCGTTCAAACACGACGCTGATCTGCCGACCAGGCTACGCGCTTGAGCACGACAACGTCGGCAAGACGGCCCTGTGGGTCGCCTACGTTCTGACCCCCGAGCGGGCCGTTGGCTGCGCCTCACGCGACACCGGCTTCGTGCCTGACCCTGCTCTTAAGCGCGGTGGCCGCGCGGAGCTCAAGGACTACTCTAAGAGCGGTCATGAGATAGGACACCTCGCCAGCAGCGCCGACTTTCGCTGGTCAGCCCAGGCGTCGATCGACGTCAACGTGCTGAGCAACGCCGCTCCACAGCTGCGCGGGCTGAACCGCGGCGCGTGGAAGGCGCTTGAGAACCGCACCCGCTCCTGGGCCGTTGGTCGCTCTAGCCCGCTTCTCATCTACGTCGGGACCATCTCCCCCACCAAGGGGGCCACGACCATCGGTCGTAACCAAGTGGCCGTGCCCACCGCCTTCTGGAAGGTCCTGGTTGACACCCAGACAAAGGAGGTAGTGGCCTTCATCTACCCGCACCAGGCCTCACAGGCGCCTCCTGAGGCCTTCCGCACGAGCCTCTATGAGGTGCAGCGCCGCGCCGGGTACACTCTGCCGGTACCGTCGGGAGCCACCCTCGCTGAGCAGGTCTGGCCCTTGACAGCCTCGGCGGCCAGCCTGAAGGCGCGCACCTGTTCCATCAGGTGAAACTGTAACAGGTGGATTTGTTACATCTCAGCTCGCGCAGCTGTGATACAATGCACCATGATCAAAGATGATAGCACCGACCTCGAGCTGTTCGCGTTGAGGCTCATTCGCACCCGCCTGGAGCGCGAAGAGCGGGTCTTCGTGTTCTCGGCTGGCAACCTTCGTGGCAAGCTGGTCTCAATCGAACACCTTGACTCAGCCCTTCCGGCAGCTACCTACCAAGACTGCCGATCGACTGATCAGCAGATGGAGCCCTGCGTGCAGCTAACCTACGCTCCTCGACCGAAGGACCCTGGTAAGGTCACCGACCCCACCAAGTTCAAGTTCACCCGCAAACCCGTCCTGTTCAACATTCCAGTTCGTGTCGTATCTGGTTCGCTTCTCCTCAAGAAGCTGTATGAGAACGTATGGATGGTCAACGTGCAGACCTCAGCCAGGGGATAGGACATGCAGGTTGAAGGTGTACAACCTCAGCGATCCGTGATATTATGGCCCAGCCAGTATAAATACCCAGTCGGCAAGGTAGCCGGCAGTTTTCCACTCGTTTCAGTTTGACCCAACTTTGAAAGGTTTACAAATGACCAAGAGCTACATCGGCTTCGCCCGCGACCACTCCGGCTCCATGAGCAGCATCGCTCGTCACGCCGCCCGCGACTACAACGCCACCATCGCCTCCGTTCGTGAGGCGTCCCACGCCACCGGACAGGACACCGTCGTCTCAGTAGTCGAGCTCGGCTACGAAGGCACCGACCAGGTGCGCCACGTTGTCCGCAACTCCTCCGTCAACGCCCTCCAGCCCATCGTCGAAAGCCAGTACTCGGCTCGCGGCCGCGGCACCCCGCTCTGGGACGCCGTTGGCGCCGTCATCGACGACTTCAAGGCCCTCCCCGACTTCGATGACCCAGACGTCGCTTTCCTCGTGATGGTCACGACCGACGGCCAGGAGAACTCCAGCCGCCGCTGGACCGCCTCCTCTCTCGTTGCCGAGATCAAGCGCCTGCAGAACACCGACCGCTGGACCTTCGTCTTCCGCGTGCCGCGCGGCGATGCACGCACCCTGGCCCGCCACGGCATCCCCGAGGGCAACATCCTCGAATGGGACCAGTCGCAGCGCGGTGTTGAGGCCGCCAGCCAGGCGACGACCCAGGCCTTCACTGCCTACATGACCGACCGCTCGCGCGGCGTCAAGAGCACGACCAAGTTCTACGCGAACATGGCCGACGTCAAGCTCGAGGACGTCAAGCTGGTCTGCAAGGACATCGGCGCCGAGGTCCAGCTGCTGCCGGTCGCCCAGAAGGACCACGACGTGCAGATCCGTGACTTCGTGGAAGGTCGCATCGGCGGCAAGATGCTGAAGGGCGCCGCGTTCTACCAGCTCACCAAGACCGAGCCGAAGGTCCAGGACTACAAGCTGATCGCTGTGCAGAACAAGCAGACCGGCGCGGTCTACGCCGGTCCCGCTGCTCGCCAGATGGCCGGGCTGCCGCAGTACGGTGACTGCCGCGTCGCTCCTGCCGACCTCGGCGAGTGGAACGTCTTCATCCAGTCGACCAGCGTCAACCGCAAGGTGGTCGCCGGCACGACGCTCCTCTACTGGCCCGGCGTCGGAAAGGCGTTCACCGAAGGAAAGTCGGCATGAAGCCAGTTATCCAGCTGGACCGCCACCACGAGGTGGTCGGGACGTCTGACGTAACTGGCAGCGGGATGTCCTCCTCGGTATCGTGGTCAAAGCTCGCTGAGGTGCTACGGGCGGCTGGGGTCGGCCATCTTCGTGCCAATGAGCACTTTGGCCAGCTTGAGCTGACCGAGCAGGGCATCACCCTTCGAATCGTGGAGAAGTGAATGAGCACCTTTGACCAGCCGCTCTTTGTGATCCGCGCAGTGGGATCGCACGCCTACGAATCGGGCTACGGTGCCTACGCGGTGCCGAAGCTGTACACCCGTGGTTCCGCCAACTCGGTGGTAGGTCGCAAGAACAAGCGCGCCATCAAGCACGACTGGCGCGAGCGCTGGGAGGCGGTGCCCGTGACCGTGACCCTGGGAGAGGTCAAGTGAAGCCCTACCTCGCGGAGCCCTTCACCAACAACTTCAACCAGGTCATCCAGCCCGGTCAGAAGGTGGTGGTCGTGACCAAGGGCTACAGCGGTGGCATCAACACCTACCTCGGCACCTACCTCGGGTACCGCGAGTACAAGTCGTACTACTCCAAGAACCTCAAACAGCAGGTCGTCTGTGAGGTCGAAAGCGAGGTCCTTGGTAAGTGGGGTCCCGATGGCAAGAAGCTGCGACGGTTTACACCTGAGCACGCTGCCGCCTCGTACGAGAAACGCATGGTGAAGCGCATCACCAACATCTGGCTCAACATGATCTACCCAGCTCTATAGCCATACCCATATCTCCTTGTGGTTTCAGGGGCTCCCAGCTGGGAGCCCCTTTCTTTTGCTCCGTAAATAGCAGATGCGCCTTGCTGAACTTTGCCTGCTGCGTGAAGCTGAAGATGAGCCCCTCACCGTCTCCATGCTGCGGCGCGCCCTCAGCAAGCACGGTCGGATTCAGGCTGACTTCTACGTCTCCAGCGGCCGAAAGAACGGATGGGTTGAGCAACCACCTGAGAAACCGCTAAAGGTGGGCGGTGATGGCAAGCCTGCCTGGCGAGTTGCTGTTAGGCGACACAAGGCCCCGCATGATAGCCCCATCTATGCCACCATAGACGCTGCCATCTGGGACACCCTGACGCTGAAGAAGTTTCCGACCGCCGATGGAGGCAGCTACATCAAGTTGGTCAACCGTACCGAGAAGGTAAAGGAGGGGCTGCATGCTGAAGGGCAAGCCCCGCTCTGGGCCAGCATCATCTTCGACGGACTTGGAAAGGACCGCAGGTTCTACTTCGCCGCCGGTGGCAACGAGATCATGCGGCTGGACCACTCCTACAAGCCAGGCGGCTTCGGTCACGACTTCGTCAAGCTACAGCTAGAGAACGGAAAGACCGGCAAGAAGCAGACCTACACCATCGCCAGTGAGATCTACGACAGCTGGAAGCTGGTCAAGTTCAAAGATGGCCACGCCCTTCGAATGGTCAGCGTACCACGCAGCGTGGATATCGCTGAGGGGAAGGAGGAACCTCTTATCGTCACCCTTATGAACCGCCGCCTCGAGAAGCAGGGAGCGGTCAGGGTAAACCTCAAAAAACTGTCGGCTGGTAGGCTGACGGGCTGGATAATCAAGCCGCTGGAACCGGTCCCGGCCTTGGCTTTTGCCCAAGGTGGACCGAACCAGTACAAGGCGCTTGTCAAGGGACCCCGTGGTGGCGTCTCAGTCTTCTACTTCGGTGCGGACGCCGACAGCGCCTACACGCTCCGAAACAAGAAGGACATGAATAACAACCCCGTCATCGAGGTCACCAACCGTGAAGCTGCGTGAGGTCCTTGGTGAGACGCCGCTGCAGTTCACGCTGCTGCAGAAGCTACTTCAAAAGGGAGAGCAGGTCACCTTCGACTGGATGGAGTACCACAACGACTACACGCGCTGGCACAGCGGCTACCTCGATGACATCATTCACACGGCGTCCCCAGCAGGCTCCAACTTTCCAGAGACCTTTCTCATCTGGTACAAGGTACCGCTCGCTGCGACGCTGGACAAGCCAGCCAGCTTCAGGAAGGAGAACGTTCGTGTGAACCGCCTGAAGTTCGACCGCATGCAGCTCTACAAGCACGAAGGCAGGTGGTTCTTCGGCAACCGCAAACCTGGGTCTGACGATGAAGCTAGTTGAAATCATAACACCGAAGGCTCGAGAAAGTTTGGTCATAACAATGATGGACAAGGCCAGACAAAAAGGTGAGCCGATCTTCATCGACATCACTACACCTGAGCTACTTGGCAAGAAGGCTGATACCCGCCACTTCGGGTTGATCAGCACCATTGACTACTGGTCTGCTGAGGATATCTTCAACATCGGCTATCACACCACCGATGCTGATGGAGATACTGTAAGCAAGGACTGGCGCTGGCGCGCCCCGACACCTGCGATGTTTGACGCCGCTTTCACCTTAAGGAAACGAAACGGAGTGCTGACCTTCATGCGGCGCGAGAGGGAGAACGACGATGACTGACCCGCTCATCGTGCGGCTCCTTCGCAAGTTCCACAAGGAAGGCACAGAGGTCTACCTGCCGATTGGTAGCCTGCGTTACCGACTTCAGAGGATTGAGGACCTTCCAGATGGCGACCAGGTCAACAACGACGCCCACGTCAAGGCGTTCTTCAGCGTCAAACCGAGCGGCACAGGAACGTTTCGTCGCTTTCATGACGACAGCGACGCCATCTGGCAGCTGAAGCGCCAACCCGATGGCAGCTTTGAGCTGACCCAGCGCGACAAGGTGGAGGAAGGGTCTGAGGCCCCGCTGGCCAGCCAGGTCTTCTACGACCTGTTGAAGAAGCACTCGCGCGCTGGAAAGCTGCATACCTGGCTGCGCATCGATGACGACCAGGTCTATGGTGAGATTGACAACCTGCTCATGCACCCAGATGGAAAGCTGGAGATAGAGGTCGTCTACATGGGCCGACATGACTCCAAGGTAGCTGCCTTTGAGATCTATCCTGAGGAGCTACGCGACTGGAAGCTGGTCAAGACCAAGGATGGCTTTCTGCTGGATGGCCCTGACCAGGTAGACCTCAAAGAAGAGGCCGGCCATAAGGAGCCAATCATCGCTGGCATGATCGACCGCCTCCTGAAGGCGAAGGAGACCGTCGTGCTGTACCACGACTTCGGTGACGGCAACGGTGCAACCGCCTGCAAGATCAACGGTATGCTCGTGAATCATCACTTCGGCACCATTGATCTCGAGGTGGAGTTCTATGACGGTGTTCACATCCAGAACGATACCTTCGGCTACACATTTGAGGAAGGTGAGGACCTCACGCTGAAGAGGCGCCCAATGGACGGTAAGTGGGTGCTTGGAAAGAAGGGCCAGGTAAGTGAAGATCTTGATGATGGAAAAGACCCGTTGTTCATGACGCTGTTAAAGAAGCTGCTGAAAACGGGCAAGACGATCAACATTCGAATTGGGCCGAAGGTGCGCCAGGTCTACGACGTAGAAACTGGAATCCCTCCGCGGTATAATCCCCCATTCGTGGACATCTTTCACACCAACGATGCCGCCATCTCAGATGTAAAGAGGGTGCTCGGCAGCGACAAGATCAAGAACCTCGGTCTTGAGAAGTCAAAGAGCGGTGATGAGTGGTGGGTAAAGGGACACGACAGATGAAGCTGCTCGAACTCCACCAGGAGCCTCTGCTGATGACGATGATGCGCAGGCTGGTCGACAGTGGAACACTCTACTACGCCGACAGCGACGCCGTGCGCAGGGAGGTGCTTCAGGTTTCACGTGTAGTCGATGCAGTGGGAAGACACCTGGCATCCCTGCATCTCCACGACCCTGAAGGCGGGCAGCTCACCCGCTTCCTGAAGTTCAACGGCATGGACGAGGTCTACACCATCCGCAAAGAAGGGGACAGGCAGGTTGTTCAACACAGGTACTCCGACGAAGAGGATCTGACTGAGGAGAAAGATCGACCAATCTTCGCGTCCATGCTGGCAAAGCTGCTTGCGGCGCATTTCAAGAAGGGCGGGCCTGCGGTCTACCTGGTGGACTCCGAGTTTGGAGATGAGCCGATGCTGGTGCGCGGCTACACGTGGAGAGATGACGCGCTGGCATTGAACGTGAAGGGCGGTTCCCATGGATTCCGTGACGTGGTCTACCCAGGTAGCTACGTGCATCACCGCAACCTAAAGCTGAAAAAGAGCGGTGACAGGTGGTTTGTCACCGTTGAGGTCTAAATACCAGCATGAAGGTCCGCCAGCTGCTTGAGATTAGAGACGAGAAGGAGAGCCCGCTTTTCTGGACGCTCATCATGAACGCCCTCAAGAAGGGCACGAAGGTCTACATTCGCTCACGCGGCGCCGACGGTGAGGTCACCATGGCGGAACCGGTCAAGGTCACGAAGCAGTCAACCGTCCACTTCATGGATGCCCCGCTGGATAGGCCCTACACGGTCCATCTTCGACTGGTCTTCAACGGGTCGCTTACTCGTGATCCAACTGTCAAGACCCGTAGGCACCTGCTGCCGCCTGACAGCGACGAGCACCTGACGCTAAAGCCAGACGGCAAAGGTGGGCTTGTCATCGTCAATCGAGACAAGACAAAATCAGTTGAGGAGGCGCTGGACGATGAGGCGGGCCTGCCGCTGGCGGCCAAGCTGACGAAGAAGCTCCTTGACAAGGGGGTACCTGTTGACTACGCCGCCACGTCCTATCTGGTGGCGCGCCCCGGCAAACCATTTGTGCAGGAGCTTCAAGGCCGCATTGAAAAGATCGAGATGCAGCAGTCAAGTGGATCCCTCGCCGTTACCTACAAGAGGGACGCAGATAGGGTCATAACATATATTCGTCCCCATCACTTCGACGCGCTGAATCTAAAGAAAAGCGATGGGCACTGGGCACTTATTTCCAACTCCTGGGTCGACAAGCCTGAGTGGTTGAATCGAACCGACCAGTAAGTATGAGCTGGTTCAAGCACCTGCCAAAACGACACCCACCAGTCAAGAAGGGGACAAGCCCCGTCCCTCCTGTACACCAGCCACCTGTACCTAAGCCACCTGATCAACCAAAAGATGACCCGCCTAAGGACGATCAACCTGCTTGAGCCAGTATCTTTTTCGGCACAGTTGATATAGAATGCTGCTATGACTACCTTCAACCTCTCCGTTTCAGACGACAAGCTGCCAGGCGACCCATCGCACGATCCTGAAGGGCCTGACATCCAGTTTCACGATTTGCCTGACGGCTCGGGGCTCATGACGCTGAGCGCCGCCTGGATCGAGGCCGCTGACTGGCGGGTCGGCGACGACCTCGTCTGGACCATCGATCCCGAGGTGGGCAGCGCCACCATTCGCAACCTGGGATACGAGCGCCGGCATGCGCCCGTCACCGACGCTCCCGACACCTGCATCTCCTAAGGGGATTTCTGTGAAGCTAACTGTTCTTGCGCTTTCAGCGGCGCTCGCTCTCTCCGCCTGCGGCACTCTGACCAATGAGCAGCAAGGCGCCATCATCGGTGGGGCCGCCGGCGGCATCGTCGGTAACCAGGTTGGCGGTGGCACAGGAAAGATCGTTGCAACCGTCGTAGGTACCCTCATTGGTGTGGCAGTCGGTAGCAATATCGGCCGCCGCATGGACGAGGCCGACCGCCGCAAGGTTGCCTACGCCCTCGAGACCTCACCATCCGGTCGCACGACTCAGTGGAACAACCCGGATACCAACACCCGCTACGAGGTGACGCCGCGCCCTGCTCGCCCGCACCAGGGCACCGTCTGCCGTGAATTCACCCAGGTCGGCTACATCGGCGGCAAGCGCGAGGAACTCGTTGGCACTGCCTGCCGGCAGGCAGATGGCTCGTGGAAGATCCAATGAAGCTTCTCTTTCTCGACATCGACGGGGTGCTCAACAGCAGCCGCTCGGTGGTCGTGAAGATAGGCCCCACGCCGGTGACCTCAGAGCTGGTGCGGCAGCTGTGCCGCCTGGACGAGGAGGACTTCGACATGGTGGACGAGGACGGCCTGGAGTACGGTGCCCGCTTCGGGTTGCAGACGGTGGATCCTGTCTGCGTCGCGCTGGTGAACAAGCTGCTCGAAGCCGACCCCGAGATGGGGCTCATCCTTAGCTCCACGCACCGCAAGTTCTTCTGCCACAGCAAGGTACCCTACGCCTCGCCTGAGCACCTGCGCCGGCTGAAGCTGTACCTCACCGCCATGGGGCTCGAGGTACCTTCTCACTTCGGCGTGACGCCCGTTCTTCACCGCCCTCGAGGTGAGGAGATCCACGCGTTCATCGACCGCTGGACGGAGGACTTCAACGCCTTCGATCCGACCTACGTCATCCTCGATGACAGCAACGACATGCTGCTAGGGCAGCCGCTCGTGCTCGTTAACGCCGAGCACGGCCTTACCTTCAGCAACTACGCTGAGGCGTGTCGACTGCTCTGTCTTAAGGAGCCAGGTCTTGTCCTCCTCTGACAACCCTCTCATCTTCACGCTGCTGCGGAAGCTCATCGAGAAGGGCGAGACCGTGACGCGCTTCATGTCGCTGCACGACAACGGCTACAATCTAGCTGTGACTGACTTCACGATTGAAACTGACGTGGAAACGGAAGACGTTGTTACCTACAACGGTGTCCAGAAGGTTATCACGCGCGTCAGGCAAGACGTGATGCTGCGTGGCACCATCGACGGACCGCTTGGCCCTGATGAGAAGGCCGACACCCGCATCCCGATTGAGACCTTCGAGAGCATGAAGCTACGCAAGTTTGGAGACACCTGGGCCATCGTATGATCCAAAAACCAAAGCACCCCACTCTGCGCGAGAAGGTAGAGGTCTACGAGCAGCTGCTGCACGACATCCAGCTACACGCCGAGGTGACGATGCGGCCCGACGCCGTGCGCGCTCTCGTTGGCAAGATCTGCGGCTGGAGCTACGCCCACCGCTCGGGCAACGGCGAGCTCTCCGAGAAGGAGCAGCAGGTCCGTATCGATCACGCCTTCTGGAATTTGAAGCGACGATGAAGCCGCTCGCGCTTCTGCTGGTGCTCTGCCCGCTGTGGAGCTGGGCGTCTACTCCTATCACCGCTGAGGCGTACATCGTTACCAACCTCAACGGGGAGGTGCTCCTTGAGCACAACCCAGACCGAGAGCGTCCAATCGCCAGCATCACGAAGCTCTTCGTGGCTGAGCAGGCAGTCAAGCTGGACCAAGATGAGCTGCTCACGGTCACCAAGGGAGACTACCACACCGGGCGGATGCGCTCCACTCCGTTGCGGGTCGGACACAGCTACAAGCGACGCCAGCTCATCGAGCTCGCGCTCATCTCCTCTGACAACGTCGCCGCCCTCACCCTCGCTCGCACCGCTCCACCAGACACGCGCTACGCCACGCTGGTCGAGGGCTCAGGGCTGGATCCCGCCAACCGCTCCACCGCTCGGCAGCTGGCTGAGGCGGCGCGCGAGCTCTACCTGACCGAGGTAGGGCCTCGATCGATTGAGCTCACCGCTGAGATCGGTGCTCGTCACAGCACGAACCCCCTTCTTGAAAAGGACGGCTGGTACTTCCTGCTCTCTAAGACGGGGTTCATCAACTCCAGCGGCGGCTGCCTGACGGTGGTGCTGAGAGTGAAGAGCGAGCTCCTCACCGTTGTGATTCTCGGTGCTGCCAACACACGGCAGCGGTGGGCTGACCTCATTGAGCTGCGACGGCGGCTTGGAGATACCGACTTCTACGTACCGGTGAAGGTTGTAAAGCCAGCAGCTAAGAAGCGCCGGCATAAATAGCCCTGCCTTCAACTGGAAGGCTACACACACCACAGGGAGCCTTCATGTCCTCCACCCCACCTATCGTCATCCTCACTGAGGTTGACCGACCAGCCATTCAAGCCCACCTGCTGCGGCTCAGCTCAGATGACCGCCGCCTGCGGTTCTTCTGCACCATCTCAGATGACGGCGTTAGGCACTACGCCAGCACCATCCTCGACTTCAAAACAACGACCGTCTTTGGGGCCTTTCGTGGCAAGGACCTCATCGGCATGGCGTGCCTGGCAAAGGCCACCTCCACCAGCGCCGAGGCGGCCTTCTCGATCGACGCCAATGAGCGAGGCACCGGGCTGGCACGCGAGCTCATGCGCGCCGTGATTCGCCGTGGGCGGGAGCTGAAGCTGCAGAAGCTCTGCATGTCCTGCCTGCGGTACAACACGAAGATGCAGGCCCTGGCGGTAAGCTTTGGCTTGGACCTCAAGCTGGACTTCTATGAGGCCTACGCCGAGCTTGGCTTCCCAGCTGGTTACAAGTTACAGACAGCCAGTGTACCTGCGATGACCGAAGGTGTATAATAGCCTATCAACCTCAAAAGGAACACACATGGCAGCCAAGCAGCGCGGTACCGGGTTCTTCGACTTCGCCTTCATCGGGGAAATCGAAAAGAAGGCCAACCTTGTCATCGCGCAGGGTGCCTGCTTCGATCGCATCGATGCGGCTGAAGGCGCGCACCCGGACAACGTGGCCAAGGCCCGCGCCATGGTCCGCAGCGCTCACTCCATCCGCCAGCTCTGCCTTGGCATGGGCAACTTCGCGCTCGCCCACCTCGACCCGAAGCTGAAGGTCCTGCGTTGACGCTTGGCGCCCTCATTATTGCCGTTACCGCCTCACTGGCGAACTGCGAGGAGGTGCGCCTCGACCCCCAAACGTTCTTCTACTCCGAGAACTTCACGCTTACTCGTGAGCAGCTCCGGGACCAGAAGGGTGAGCCGTACCTTGGGCTCACCGAGGCTGAGATGTACCTCAATCCGGGCGAGTGCTCGATGCAGGTCGGCTACCGCAACGTCACCGTCTACCTAGCCACCGAGGTGCTGGATGGTGGCTGCATGCAGAACGAGGTCTACAGGCACGAACAGGAGCACGTGGCTATCTACCATGCCTCGTTCAGCCTGTTACCTGCGGTGGTGCCGCAGGCTGGCCTGCACTACGTGCTTCGAGGGTTCTTTCTGCGCACCCAGCACGCACAGAACCATCTTGACAACGTGCTGTCTGCCCATGTTCCAGCGCTATGTGGCGGTGCCTTCAGGCAGTTCCGTGACCCGCCTAAGTTCGGGGCGAAGTAAATACCGAGCTACCTTTCAACCTGATGACAGGAGAGTCCATGTACACAAGCATGCTTCGCGAATCCGCGTTTCGTGGCACCGCTGCCACCAACAAGGTGCTGCGCAACACCTTCCTGCTGCTCGCCCTGACGCTGCTACCAACGATCCTGGGGGTCTATCTCGGCATCGACCTCGGCGTGCCGGAGCTGATGCGCGAGTCCCCCTGGCTGTCGCTGGGCGGCTTCCTGCTGCTGGCCTTCAGCTTCCTCTTTGGCATCCATCTCACGGCCAACCATGCAGTGGCCATTCCGCTGACGCTGCTCTTCACCTTCGTGATGGGCGGTGGCATGTCTGGGTTGATCTCACTCGCGCTTGGCGTCACCAACGGGGCAGGGCTCATTGCGCTGGCCTTCGCTGGAACCTGTGCGGCGCTGGTGGGCTGCTCCGCCTACGCCGCTACGACGAAGCGGGACTTCTCTGGGATGGGTGGTTTCCTGCTCGGGGCGGTGCTGGCGATCGTTGTCGTCGGGGTCCTGAACATCCTGCTGCAGCTCTCGTGGCTGGTGGTCCTGCTCGCCGCGGTGGCGCTGGTCGTCTTTACGGTGTTCCTGATCTACGACGTTCAGCAGGTCGTCAACGGTGGCCAAGACAACTACGTGCTGGCCACGGTGGGCATCTACCTGGACCTGCTCAACATTTTCTCCAGCCTGCTGCAGCTGCTGCTGGCTTTCACCGGGTTCGGTGACGACTGACGCTCAGGTGATCAGCGGCTTGTAGAAGGCGAGCGCCGAGTCGACGTCACCAAAGACGAGACTGCTGTCGACGCTGGCGGTTGGCCGCGTCGTGTTGTCGTAGATGATCGCGTAGGAGATGGTGGTCGGTGCGGTCGTGGTGGACGCCACAGCGACGGCGTTGACGGTGCCCTTGCCGACGCCAAAGGTATCGGCCTTGACGACCCACACCTTGGCGCTCGGAGCGAAGGCGTAGAGGGCGGTGTGGGCCCGGACCCAAACGTTCGGATCGGTTCCAACGACATCCACCGTAGTGGTAGAGAGCCACGTGCTGGTCCCGTTTACGGTCCCGTAGCGAACGAAGGCAAGCAGCCCAGTAACCATCTTGGCGGCAAGACCTTCATCAGAGTTGTTGGCATCGGAGTAGCGCTTGAGAAACCACGGCGTCGTAGAGGATCCTGCATCGATCACGCGATAGATTCCGTTGTGCGCTGGGTTGGTCTGGGCGGTTACCAACACCCGGTTGGTGATAGCTGGAGCGTATCCATCCACCACGAGCACCCCGTTGGCGGTCGCGGTCAGGGTCGATGGCCATCCGAGTGTCGGATCGGGCTGATCTCCATTGTCGTAAACGGCGTTCAGGTTTACCGTTGCGACGGCGTGAACTGATTCCTTGGTACCTTGAATGGTGAGCATCGGTGTCTCCAGCTTTCTATCCTGGTATTTATGACCGTTGCTCTCCCCGAAGCAGTATAGAATGAACTTCCGCAACCGCAATTTGAGGTAAATCATGATAGAACTTGGACTGGGCCTAATCGAACTTCTCGCTTTTGGCTTCTTCTTCATCCTGATGGTCATCGGCACCGCCCTTGACCGCCGCTACAACGAGAGCCCCAAGTGGTACATTCTCGGTCTCGGCCTTGCCATCGCAGCGGCGTGGTTCTGGCAGGACCTGTCCTTCACGGGCGTCTGGGAGACCGTTCAGTCGTGGTCGTTTTGGAAGCCGGCGGCCATCTACCTGGCGGCGGGCCTTGCCTACTCGGTGCTCGAGTTCGTTCTCTCGGTGCGCAAGATGGCCCGCGTCCACGCTGAAAGCTGGGCCAAGTTCATCAAGACAGTGAAGGTCACCTTCTCTGTAGACGGCGAGGCCGTTGATCCCCAATGGGTCAAGGAACGCGACGGAAAGTACTTCGTCAATGCCTCGAACCGCACCATTTGGCGTAAAGACGACAACAGCAACAACGACGGCAACAAGAACGACAAGAAGGAAGCCACGCGGACCGAGCTCAACTACCGCGATGCCCTCCGTGCCGCCCAGTCCGAGGCAGCCACTCCCAAGGACATCGACGTGGCCGCGCAGCTTGTCACCGAGTACCTGCGCAGCGAAGAGTACATCATGTCCGACCTCAAGAAGGACTTCATCCAGGTCGAGCTGAACGATGAGACCCACCAGGTGCAGCCTGTCATCAACCGGAAGCGCCTGGCTGGCTTCATCGGCGCCTGGACGTTCCTGTGGCCGGCGTACGCCGTCAGCCTCCTGATTGGCGACTTTCTGGTTGAGATCTTCCGCATGCTCGGCGACCTGTTTGCCAAGATGGGCGGCCGCTTCGTGCGCTTCAGCTTCGCTGGCGTCTTCAAGGTCTAAGCCATGCGTAACCTGCTCGAGTACCCAGTCACCACGCGTGAAATCATGCAGGCTCTCGAGCAGGCCGCAAAGGACCTTGGCGCTGATGGAGGTGTCGGTGACATCACACCAGTTGCGCTGGATATCCTGCGCGGCTACCTAGACTCAAACCCTTGGGTAGTTCAGGACGCATGCCTAGCAGCTCACCGAGAAATGATACGGGCCGTCTATGGAGCCGACTGTATTCCACGTCATGAAGAACCCGATTAAGACCTTCGAACCGAACCTGAACGGCCGTGATTTCGTCGTGGGAGACCTACATGGGTCTCTTACGGCGTTTGAGCGGCTGCTAAGCGGCATCAACTTCAACAAGGCAGTTGACCGCATGTTCAGCGTGGGTGATCTCGTTGACCGCGGGCCTGACAGCCTGGAATGTCTTGCCCTGCTGAAGGAACCGTGGTTTCACTGCGTGCTGGCCAACCACGAGCAGCTGATGATTGAGGCCTTCGATGGTGGCTACCTCGGTGCGTTTTGGGCTCAAAACGGCGGGCTGTGGGGCTTCAACGCGCTGGAAGAATGGCGGGCCTCCAAGAAGCTGATCATCAACGAGCTTGATCGTCCGCCGCCACCAAAGCACGAGAGCCTGCGACTCTGGGACCTGCTTGATTACGTGCGTGAGCTGCCCTACCTGCTGACGGTGCTTCGACCAGATGGGCGGCGATTTCACGTCATTCACGCGGAGTTTCCACCAGACAGGGGGCCCATCACCGACGAGCTGCTGACCAACCCTGAGGAGGTGCTGCGACTGGCGACAGTTCAGACGCGTGACGGCGACTTCCTCTGCTGGGGCCGGCACATCTACTACCAGTTCTACAACCTACAGGTCAATGAGAGCAAGGCCCAGCGAATCGTCGACTATCACTTCAAGAAGGGCACTGGCATCTACAACCCCGCTCTAAGCCACATCATCAGCGGGCACACCATCCTGCAGCGACCGACGACGATCTTTGGACAGACGAACATCGACACCTGTGCCTTCGGGTCCTATAAAAGCGACGCAGCCAGCTGGAAGTGCTTGACTGCGGTGGACCTCGGTAGCTGGATCTTCTACCAGGCCACTGAAACGGAGTTTAGGACAGCGGAGCCACTCGTTGTAAATAGCCTACAAACAAAGGCGGGCACATGAAGACACTAAAGGAACTGATTGACCTGACAGAGCTGGAAGAGCTAGATCGACTGGCCACCACGGTGAAGAACCTGGATCGAACGCTGGACACCATTGATCACCTGCTGCGCGGCGCGGTGCCTAGCAGCGATCAGCTGAAGAGCGTGTGGCTTGCTAGTGAAAAGATCGGCGACATCTACAACAAGATGGAAGCAGCACGGGTGAAGAAATGAGCAAGCTGATTCAAGAGGCGGCGCTGGATGACGCCTTCAACGTCCAGATGAAGAAGATCCAGGACGCTGTCTCCAAGCTAGATGGCATCATCGACCAGATGCAGGCCCCAGGGTCCATGCACCACCTGGTGCAAACGCAGCGGATGGCACTGCGCCACGGGGCCGAGGACCTACAGCGCCTGCTGCTCAAGGCGAAGTGAACGTCTCAGTCGGGTGCTCGATGGAGCAGGAGGAGCTCATCGCGGAGCACCTGCTGAACCAAGCGCAGCTCTACGTGGCACCAGGTGAGCGTGAACGGCTTGTTCGCCTGGTCGAGCGACGCCATCCAGGCCATCAAATCGCCGCCGCTGAGATCGATCTTGAGAACGTACGCTGGAACCTGCAGCTTGTAACTGTTACAAATTAAGGGTGTACAACCCCACCGCCTGTGATAAAATGGCCCTATCATGCAGAAGCTCACTGTCCCTCTCCTCAAGCCGAGGAACCCGTTTGTCGCGGTCGCTCGGTTTCGGAAGGCTGGTGCCCACAGCACCAGGCGTGATCGGCTGCAGCGCGCTCTGATCAGTGAAGCTCGGAGGGCCCTGAATGACAGCCTCTGACATTGTCAAGCAGGAGATGACCGTGCTGCTGGACCGGGTGTTTCACGCCCAGGACCTCACCTTCTTCGGTGAAGACGGCAATGGCCTGTACGGTCAAGCTACCTACCCGGTGACCGCATCGGTGCGGTGCTTCGACATTGACGTTGTTGGCTGCTCGGACGACACCGCCGAGATCGAGGCCTACGTACGGATCTTTCTGAACGGCTATATCGCCTCAACTCATGGTCACGCCATCACCGATCAGAACCTGCGCATCTCACTGGATCGGTTGCTTGATAGAGAGCAGATCGATCGGGACGCCCTCACATGGGCGCGTCTTGACTACCAGGGAGAGACCTTCATCTGCCTGGCCATCAACGCCAACAAGCTACTGGCGTGGTAAAACTGAGAGAGTGGTTTGAGCGGTACCTCTGGTGCCGTCATACCTGGATCTTTGTGCAGGACGTTCACGAACAGAGCCTACGTGGCGGCTACGATCACTGGTCAACCGTCTACCGCTGCAGCCGCTGCGGTAGCCACAAGACCGAGGAAAAATCAAAGTGAAGACCTATCTCGTTGGAGGCGCCGTTCGTGACCAGCTGCTGGGCGGCGTCGCTCAGGACCGCGACTGGGTCGTGGTCGGCGCCACACCGCAGGACCTGCTGAACCAGGGCTTCGAGCAGGTCGGCGCGTCCTTCCCTGTCTTCCTGCACCCGACGACGCGTGAGGAGCACGCCCTCGCCCGCACGGAGCGCAAGGTCGGCCCGGGTTACCACGGCTTCGAGACCGTCTTCGACCCGTCGGTTACGCTGGTCGACGACCTGGCACGCCGCGACTTCACCATCAACTCCATCGCCTACGACCCCGAGACGGAGCTGTACATCGACCCGTTCAACGGTCGCGGCGACCTCGCCGCGAAGGTGCTGCGTCACACGAGCGTCGCCTTCAGCGAGGACCCGCTGCGCGTCATCCGCCTGGCACGCTTCCTCGCGCGGCTGCCTGGTCTCACTGCTGCCCCCGAGACCTTCGCGCTGGCGAAGCTGATGGTCAGCCGCGGCGACCTCAACCAGCTGCCGCCCGAGCGCTTCGCGGCGGAGATCAACAAGGTCCTGAGCACCTGCACCCCCGATGGCGCTGTGGCCTTCTTCTCCATCCTGCAGCAGCTGGATGTGCATGTGCACGTCGACTTCTTCAGGGGCTTTAGCCCGATCCGCGCGGCGCTGGTGGCGTCAGCGGTCCGCTCTGAGGTCGTTGAGTCGATGCGCCCTACCTACTTCGCGCTGCTGGCTGGTCACACCCTTGACTTCTGCGAGCAGGTCGGTGGTGCTCTGGCACGTGATGCCCGTCAGGTCTTTGACCTGCTGGAGCCCCTACCGCTGAACATGCGCCGCGACCTGGTGGTGCTCGAGGTGCTGCGTCGGTCAGGAGCCTGGAACAACAACCCCGTCTTCAATACGGTGCTCCATGGTGTGCGGCTGGCATCGAGCCTCGGTCGCCCCACAGCGGTGAGCTTCAGCGAGCTGGTACAGGCCGAGGCGGTGACAACGCCGCTCAACGACCTGGGTGCCAAGCTGGTCGCTGATGGCCGAAGCGGCCCAGCCATTGGCGCCGCTATCCGCTCGGAGCGCCTGAACGCCCTGAGCTTTTTGAACGACTGAACCACAAGGAGATAAAGTGTCCCGTAACAGCAAGAATGCCCGCGTGATGGCCAAGGCCCGCGAGATCACCGCCCTCCACCTGAAAGGTGAGAAGGGTCCCAGCCGCACCGGCTCGAAGCACGGCAAGGTAAAGGCCTGGTGGCAGAGCGGCAGCGGCACCTACAGCGCCTTCATCAAGGGCGGCAAGAAAGGCCGGCGGCCAGAGGAAGCCAGTGACAGCCAGTGACATCATCGTCAGGCAGGTGCAGGCACCTGAAACCCACCAGGTCCACGTCAAGCTGGAAAATGGTGAGGAGGCTCTCGTCCCGTGCTGGCTGGACAACAACGGCTTGATACATGTGCCGACAAAACTGAGCCTCGCGGCGGTCTGGGTGTATGACTGCGATGCCCGCAAGGTCTTGAAGAACAAGACAGGGCGGTCCTTCTTGGTTCCACTTGGAGTGAAGGAGGTTGACCGCTCGTGGTTGGTCATCCACGGCTTCGTTCGCATCCGACGACCTGTTCTTCAACCAACTGCTGATCTTCGCTGAACCAATGACTGATCTAACCATCGCCGTACTGGTTCCCGCCTACAACGAGGAGCCCGTTATCCAGGGCACCATCGCCGCGCTGGTAGCTGCTGACGTGCGACGCGAGGACATCTACGTAGTGGACGACCGCTCGACTGACCGTACCGCGGAGCTGGCACTGGCAATGAGGGTCAACGTGCTGACGGTTGAGAAGAACGGCGGCAAGGCGGCGGCGCAGCGCGCCGCGCTAGAGCACTTCAAGCTGCTCGATCGCTACGACTACGTCATCTTCATGGACGGCGACACCAAGGTCGACATCTACTTCTACAATGCTCTCTACGCGGCGGCGAGAAATGATCCGGACGTCGCGCTCTTCCTGGGACAGGTGAAGTCCGATCGAGGTGATCACCTCGTCTCTGCGATGCGTGCTTTCGACTACACCTACGGGCAGGACGTCGCGAAGGTGGGGCAGGACAACTGGGGCTGCGTCTTCGTCGCCCCTGGTTGCGCGTCCATGTATCGCACCGCTGTGCTCAAGACCCTGGAGATTGACAGCACCACCCTCGCAGAGGACATGGACCTGACCATGCAGGTGCACCGCGCTGGTGGTAAGGTAAAATATACTCCTGAAGCATTTGTTTGGACACAGGACCCGCTCACCGTTCGGGACTATACCAAGCAGATGCTGCGCTGGTACCGCGGTTTCTGGCAGGTTGTCCGAAAGCACCGCGTATTCTCTCTCCGAACCAAGAAACAGGCAGTGGACCTCTACATGATCGTCATGTCCCTTGACGCGCTTCTTTTCAACCCGCTGCTGTGGGCGCTTGTTATTGGGATCTTCTTTCCTCCATTCGTGCTGGGTGGTTTGGCACTCCATGTTGCCATCACCTTCCTCCTGGTGATGTACACCGCTCGTCGTACCCGTCGGTGGGATGTGATCATCAAGTTTCCAGCTTACTTCTGGGTTGCGTACTTCATCAATCCCTACACGTTTTTCCGGTCTTTCCTTGAGATAACCATCTTCAAGAAAGAACTGCTTGTCTGGAACAAGGTCAAGCGGTATAACTTTTCCTAACCCTCAACTCCTAAAGGAAATTTGAAATGAAGAAGCTGCTGCTTGCTTCGGCCATCGTGATGGCCTCCACCTCTGCCCTCGCCGAGGGCCTCAAGCCACTGGCGCTGCCGGGCTCCACCTGGGGCGTGCTCTCGTACCCGTCAGGTACGCAGGGCGCTGACCGCGAGAACCTGCTCTACCAAGGACGCATCGAACAGGGCGCCATCTGGGCTCGCTTCGGTGAGCGCAAGGAGTGGGCTCTCAACACCTACATTGCTGCCAGCTACACTGTTGACAGCGAAGGGTTGGTCTACAACAACTACGTCACCCCTGCCATCGGTGTGAAGATGACGCGGTACTTCGACAACGGCACCGTGGACCTCGGTGTCCAGGGCGTCTACCAGAAGTACTTCAAGGGCAGCAACGCCGACGGCACCATCGTCCAGGTCTATGCCAGCTACTGGTTCGGCTGGGACGGTGCCAGAAAATAAGGAGCCATCGCCATGACGATGCCAGTTACCGGTAACGCGCTGATCGTGAACTTTGCGATGCGCTGGCCCGTTGTCGGTGCGGGGCTCTTCGGAGCAGGACTTGCTGCTGTCAGCTACGAGCCTCCACCCCCACCCCCACCAGCAGTGGTACAGGTCGCCCCAGCACCTCCGCCGGCCGCTGTACCGAAGGCGCTTGCCGCTCCGGCACCAGCGGCTTCGGTGCCGAGACCTGCTCCACTTCCTGAACCACCCAAGAAAAAGAAGAAGGGCTAAGGTGAAGCGTGTTTGCGCACGTGTTCATTGACCTCGCGGCGGCGCTCATCTGCTTCGCTGGCCAGTGCTACCCTGCACTGGTCGGTGAGGCAACGCCGCGTGGCAACTTTCGCCTGACGCACTACTCCACCACCACTCCTGGCTATGGCGGCAACATCCTGGTCTTTCAGGAGACGGCCACTGAGCTCTGGGGCATTCACCCAGTCATCGATGTTCCTGGGCAAAACCGCCCAACTCGGCTGCTCTCACCAAGCGCCGATTCACGAATCAAGGTCACCGCGGGCTGCGTGAACATCCAGCCTGATGTCATGGACCTGCTCATCGACTGCTGCTCTGACGCTGAGGTACTCATCAAGTGAAGCTCGTCGCGTTGCTGTTCTCTCTTCTGGCGCTCCCAGTTCTGGCTCAAGGTTACAGTCAGAGGCCACCATCGGAAAGCACGGTGCCCGTCCTGATCTACCACCAGGTCACCGACTCCAAGCCGCCTGGCGATACCGTCATCTCGCCGACCCGCCTGCGTGAGCACCTTGACGTTCTCAAGCAGGAAGGCTACTCGACAATCACCATCGCGGCGCTGCAGGCCCTCATTGTCAACCACCGCCCCATTCCACCAAGAACGGTCGTACTGACCTTCGACGACGGGTGGAAGGAGCACCTCGAGGTAGCTCAGGATCTCGAGAAGCGCAGCCTTACCGCCACGTTCTACGTGCTGACTGGGTTCTTCAGTGACCCGCGCTACCTCTCAATAGGGGAGCTGCAGCTCCTAGCACGTATACCTGGCATGGAGATCGGCTCGCACTCGCACTCGCACTTCATGGACGCTGCCGGCAACCTCGTTCCACCCAGCCCCAACGACGCCATCAGCGAGGCACTGCTCTCGAAGTTTACGCTGCAGGATCTCACACGCCGGGAAGTTGTGTCATTTGCCTGGCCGTTTGGCCACTCGCTTCCAGCGCTGCTGCCTGCCTTCGCGAAGCTAGGCTACACCTCGGTGGCCGGGGTTCACTCGCTGACGTTGAACGGACGGGGCACGAATGTCTTTGACCTGCAGCGGTTGAACGTCAGCGGACTATGCACCGCAGCCGACCTGCGGGAGATGGTGCTGCTATCAACCTACAAGTCGTGCAAGTAGGGCTGAAAAAGGACTACAATAGCCAGGAGATGATAAATAACACCTACGTTAGCGATCATCTCTCGCCTTCAACCTGAATTGATAGAGGAGGATCATGTACCACAGCTAACTACAGGATGAAGAAACAAACACCCGTCTCTATAAATACGCTGCGCCAAGAGAGCAGGTGCTCCGCAAGGCGCTCGTAGCTCTCGTTCTCACACTCTCTGCCGACCCTGGTGATAGCCATAATCAGGTAAGCTCCAACATCCCAATGGCTTCCTTTGAAAGGAAAACCCCATGAAGAAGACCCTTCTCTCCCTCGCCGTTCTCGCCGCCTTCTCCGGTGGTGCGTTCGCACAGTCGTTCGCCGTCAACGTCGGTACCGCAACGTCGGCCACCGGTGCAGGTTCGTTTGCCACCTCGAGCGGCAACGGCACCTCGACCTCGGTCGCCGGCGCCACCCAGGTGTCCAGCGCAACCGTTGCTGCTGGTGACTTCGCCGTCACCGCTGGTCCTTCCGCCGCTGGTGGTGTGGCTCTCGCTGGTCAGTCGACGACCACTGGTCTCAGCTACGCTGCTAACTCATCGACGGGTTCAGGCGCTGGCTTCGGTGTCGCGGGTGGCACGTCAAGCGCCAGTACGCTCGGCATCGGCGCCTATGACACTGGTGGTGGCCTTGCCCCGACTGGTGGTGCAATCGCTGGTTCGACCTCGCAGAACACGCAGCTCGTTGCCTCTGGCACGAACGGCGGCGCCGCTGTTCTCTCTGGCAACGACAGCCAAACCGCAGTTGTTGCTACTTCCGCACGCCTCGTGACGCTGGCCCCGGTGTCGGTCACGAACATCGCGTCGGTCACGACCACCAACAGCTCCAACAGCTTCAACACTGCTGGTGCAGTCGGCAACGCCGCGGTTCTGGTGAACACCAACTTCGGCAACGCTGGCTCGGCTGGTGTGGCTCTGTCAGGTGGTGTGGTTGCCGTCGGCCCGTAATTCACGGCTGACCAGTTAGACCCGAGGGGGTGGAACTCCCACCCCCTTTTTCAATTCACACGAAAGGACCCAACAAATGATGAAGCACCTCGCCGTAATTGGCTGTCTCATCGCCCTGACGACGGGGGCCTACGCTCAGAACGCGAATTCAAGCTCGACGTCAGTCTCGGGATCGAATTCGGCCAACGACTCTTCTAACCGCACGCGGGTAGAAGTCGATGCTGGTTCTACATCGGGATCAATCTCCGGATCAAACGCTGCTTCTGTCGGCAACACCGGCGGTAACAGCACGAACGTCTTCACCGCGCCAGCCGATACGACCTCCACGGTCAATCACCACTTCTCGGGCGACCAGAAGATCAAGAACGTGCCGTCAGTCAACGGGCCCCCGCTCGTGACCTCAAACGACACCTGCATGGGCTCGACCTCCGCGTCGGTCAACGCAGCTGGCTTCGGTCTCGGCATCGGTACCACCTGGACGGACGACAACTGCAAGCTGCTGAAGAACAGCCGTGAGCTGTGGAACATGGGCATGAAGGCGGCCTCGATGGCGCTGATGTGCATGGACCCGCTCAACCGCGCTGCGCTGCAGATGACTGGCTACACCTGCCCGTCAGCGACACCGCCACCGGTGGTGAACCCGACTGGCGGCGGCTCAAGCTGCGTGAACTGCGCGAAGACGACAGACGCTGGTGGCTACCAGGGAACTGACCCAATCGTGCGTGCTCGCCTCGGCCTGCCAGCGCTCAAGTAACCAGAACGGAAGGAGAAGGTAAATGAAGATCTACGCGCTTGCTCTCGCTGCAGCCGCAGTCGTCGCCTCTCCTGCTTTCGCTGATGACATCCAGCTCGGTCGCAAGCAGCTAGGTAGCGGAACGCCGGGAACGACAGGAACTGAGACCGCCTCATCGGTGGGACCAGGTTCTGACTACTACCACGCCCCGCAGTACATGCCTGGCTACCCGACCGCCGCGACCATCTGGCCGCGGGCTATCTCGGTGGACTGCGCCGGAACTACGTGTGACGGCTACCGCTGGTCACCGAAGTACGGCCGCGGTGAATACCTCTTCGTTGTACCATCGCAGCGGGTAGCCGCTGCACCGGTCGTCACGGAGAAGGTGGTCACGGTGGAGAAGCCGGTGGTGGTGATCAAGGAAGTCATCAAGGAAGTAGAAGTCAAGAAGAAGGGGCAGTAAAACGGTCGTAGTAGACCTAGCAGCTGCCACAATCTGCTTCGCCCTTCAGTGTTATCCGGTCCTAGTCGGGCCGACGACACCGAAGGGCGATTTTGGTATGCGGCTCAGAATTACCGCCGATCCAGGGTACGGCGGTGACGTAGTGAAGTTTGCTGAAAACGACACCCTCGTCTTCGCCATCCATCGCGTGTGGACGCTCAGCCCCAAGCAGCGACGCCTCGAGCGCCTTGCCTCACCAAACCCAGCTGACCGCGTCGGCATCACCAATGGCTGCGTCAACGTGGCCCCCGAGGTCTACGACAGGCTCGTTTCCTGCTGTCTCAACGAACCCCTGCAGATCCGCTAGAGATCCTAAATAGCGACTGTTAGCAACTGTCAGGAGACTCCATGACACCCACTGCCCTGCTTATCCTCCTTTGGCTTATCCTGGTAGCGCTTATCGCTGGGCTCTACGTGCGCCTTGGGCTTATCACCTCTCCACCGCCTGTGACTGAGCCTGAGCCTGAGCCTGAACCAACCTTTGTCGATGACTTCTCGACGCTGGACACCACCAAGTGGACGGTTTCAACCTGGACTGCCCCAGGCGGCAACGAGACCCACAAGGGCACCTGGTCAGCCGACCATGCCTTCATCAAAGACGGCATGCTCTGCCTGAAGCTGACGCAGGAGAAGGTCACCTCAGGTGTTGACCGTGGTGACTTCCTTTCGATTGGTGGTGAAATCGCCACCAAGCAGAGCTTCGGTTTCGGTACCTACGAGTTCACGGCCCGCGCGTCCTCCACCGCCGCCACCCCTAACGCCGTCGGCCAGCCAGTGAGCGGCTCCATCACGGGGCTCTTCAACTACGCGACCCGCTCCCTCACTGAGGTTGATATCGAGGTGGAAGGTGGTTCCCGCAACCGCCTTATTCAGCTCACCAGCTGGAAGGGGGACACGAACCCGAACGAGCACAACGAGTTCACCCCGAACGAGGCGCCGCACACCCGCTTCTACAACTACAAGTACGTCTGGACGCCTACTGACATCACCTTCTTCGTGGATGACGAGGAGGTCGCCCACCACACGACCGTCGTTCCAACCACCGCCTGCCCCGCCTTCATCAACCACTGGGGCACGAACAACACGAACTGGGGTGGCACGGCCACCGTCGGGACCCCGCGCTACCTATGGGTCAAGCGGTTCGCCTACACGCCGCTGCCATGAAGCCAGCTGCTTCCTTCAGCATGTCCCTCGAGGCGAGGGGCACCACGCAGGAATTTGAGGGCTGCGAGCTAGAGGCCTACCCCGACCCGAAGAGCGGCGGCGAGCCCTACACGATTGGCTACGGCCACACCAGCGGGGTGTGCGCCGGTGACTCCTGTACGCAGGACCAGGCCGCCGACTGGTTCGATGAAGACGTTCTCTGGTTCGAGGACGTCATTCGCCAAGAGGTGAAGGTGCCTATCACCCAGGGCATCTACGACGCGATGGTCGACATCGTCTACAACGTCGGTCCTGGCTCGTCAAGCAAGGACGGCATCATCCGCCTGAAGGACGGGAGCCCCAGCACCCTGCTGCGGAAGCTCAATGAGGGCGACTACGACGGCGCCCGCGCCGAGTATCCCAAGTGGTGCTCGCCCGGGTCGAACGTCGAGGCAGGGCTGACCCGTCGCCGTGAGGCGTTCCTGGTCTTCTGGGACCAGCCTGATGAAGACGAGGTTGAAGAGATTGAGCTGCCCAGCGGTGGCGCGCTTGTGGCGCTGATCACCGTCGTGGTGGCAGTTGTGTCAATCTTGGTGTACCTGTGCTTTAGCTGACGCCCATCTAACCAACCTCTAGTCACACCTACCAGATGGGGGTGGTATAATGGTTGAATGGGTATCATTCGCATTCACGAGAGGTGTGCCAAGCCGAAGCGAAAGCCGGGCTGGCAGCAGAAGCAGGTAGAGTACGAGGCCTGGTTGAAAGGGGTGTGTACGATGCCAAGCGGTATCAAGCCGAGAACGCTGACCTTCGTCCGAAAGGTGCCAGTCACGACTCCCCAGGAGGTCGGCGCCCGTGCTGCCCGGTACACGGTTGGAGGTGCCACCAAGCCGGTTTCGCGCCCTGAGCTGCTGTACCGCGACAACCCTGAGCTGCTAGCACGGGAGCTTAAGGCCCGCGAGCGAAAATTCACGACCGCCCCTGCCTACAACAAGGGTGGAGATGTGCTGATTACCGATGAGCTGATGAAGGACATCATGACTGGTGCGACCCGACGGAGAAACTGATTGAGCCTGTCCCTGCGTGAGATCGCCCAAGGTATGCTACAGGGCCGGCTGCCTAGGCTGGCGCTTGACGAGTTTGCCGCTGCTCGGCTACAGGTCTGTGAGAGCTGCCCCGAGTTTCGAAAGCTGACGCGTCAGTGCGCTCGCTGCAGCTGCTTCATGGATGTAAAGGTCAAGCTGCTCCAATCAACCTGTCCCTTAAACAAGTGGTGACCTATGCTCGTGCTGCGCAACGCCGTTAATCGAGTTCACTGGTCACAGGGCCTGGAATATCTCTGCAACCGCATGGCTCGAATCGAGAGTCAGCGCGTGCGCGACGGGGTCTGGCGCATCGACAGCGGTGCCCACCTGAAGCTCTACTACACAGTTGATCGAGCCGGTTGGCCAACTTCCTGGATATGGCTGTGGCAGCGCCCCGGCTGGAAGGCATGGGAGGTCACCTCTGTCTGGACATTTCCTGAGCAGCGCGGGCGAGGGCTGGCATCGCTGCTCTATCGATCAGCGGTCAACACCGACGGCCTGCTGCTGGCATCGGGTAACCTGCACACGCAGTACTCGCAGGCGCTCTGGCGCAAGTTCATCCGCGCAGGCACCTTCACCATCTGGGCGCAGGACTTCAAGCACCTGGATCGAACCTCGCTCGTTGAGATAGACACCGACGCTGATGAGCTGCTGTGCGATCTCGAGATCTACCAGGAGCCCAAGCGTCACCACCCAAGGCGAACTGACGTTCGCCTGCTCGCCCTTCGAAAGGACCGCTCTTGACTCCCACCTCCATCGAGACCGTTAGCGGGCGCTTCGTTGACCTCGTCAACCCCGATCCCAGCACCATCGTCATCAGCGACATCGCCTGGGCAATCAGTCGAATGCCGCGCTACGTTGGCCACACCGTCTCAGCGATCCCCTACACGATCGGTCAGCACTCGATCTACGTCGCCGAGCTGGTGCAGCGGGTCTTTGCCAAGGACGCCCCACACGGCCTACGCCAGTCGCTCTTTACCTTCATCGACGAAAAGTCAGCTGATCAACTGCGCGACGCCGCCTATGAGCTGCTGAAGAAGCTGGCGTCGCCGACGCTGCTGCTGGAGTGCCTCATGCACGACGCGTCTGAGGCCTACATCGTCGATGTCCCGACCCCGCTCAAGCAGGCCGACGGCTTCAAGCAGGTCTACCTGCACCTGGAGGCCGTCATGATGACCGCCATCCGAGAGGCCTTCGGGATGCAAACGCTGTCCCCGGTGCATGAGCTCTTCCTGCGCTGGGCTGACCAGGTGGCGCTGACCATCGAGGCCTACCACCTCATCCGAAGCCGAGGGGCAAACTGGACCCGGCTGCTCCCACTGGGCATGTCTGAGCTGCAGATCTTCACCCAGCCCAAGGAGCCGATCGTGGTCTATGAGGAGTTTCTCGGCTACTACGAGGAGCTTACACTGCACGCGCCGCGCGGTTTATAGCATTAGCGCATAGATAGCGCGCGCACCAAGGGCCCTCAACGAGGGCCCTTTCTGTTGCCCGCTCCCATAAATAGCCAGCAATGCCACACGGAGCCACCCCATGCAGTTTACCCACCTATCCGACCTGACTGGTCTTCTGGAGCTGGACGAGCCCCTCGTTGAAGCCAGCGCCAAGCGCTCAGCCACCGCCGACTTTCAAGGCATCTCGTCGGTCATCGATGACTGCCTAAATGACCTGAGCGAGAAGGTCGAGCAGCTGGTCGATCTAGCTGACGACACCGGCGCCACCAAGCTGGACACCGTCAAGGACAAGGACGGGCTGACCGTCTTCAAGAAGCTGGACAAGCTCACCAAGGAGTACAAGAAGGCCGTCGAGAAGCTGATGATCGAGGCCGAGGCCATGGTCACGCAGGTCGCTGAAGGCACCGACCCCGAGAGCAGCAAGCTCAATGGATGGCGGTTTGGCCTAGATGTGCATAACAAGAAGCATGCGCCGCTGACTGATGACGAGATGAAGAAGTACGACAGGTACTTCATCAGGGGCTACCAGCTCGGTCTTGCAGGAAAGCAGACAGAGGAAGAAGAACACAAGCTGCCTCGCCTGTCTTCCATGCTTGGAGAAGGCAAGGTCTACGGTGACAGCGCCGACTTCACCGAGGAGTTCTACGGCCTGCACCAGAAGGTCAATGACATCAAGTCGGTGGTGAAGTCACCGCGCTGGATGGGCTGGATGAAGATCACCGACCACAACTTCGATACGAACTGCGAGGAAGCCGGCCATGATGTAGTGGAGGCAACCGACGCCCTCTCAGCGGCGTTTAACACGTTGGAAGCGGAGTTCGACAAGCTCAACGCCCCGCCTGCCGCTGAAGAACCAGCTGAGGCCTCCCCAGCTGAGGAGACCACCAGTGTCACAACCGCGTGAGTTTCCACGCCTTCAAGAGTTTCTAGCTGAGGCTGACGACGAGGACATCATCTCCGGCCTGCGCAAGCTGATCAGCGCCATTCGATCGGGTTGGTCATCGAACTTCAGCAGCATCAAGAAGGAGCAGAAGACCCTGTGGCGCAAGCTGACCCCTGCTCAGCAGCAGCGGTTGAAGACGACCTTCACTGGGCTGGTACGCCACCTCTTCAACAACCCTGACAACACGGTGGACCTAGACACCGTCACGGTACAGGACAAGAACGAGGCGGCGTTCGTGGCCTCGACCTTCCTCGCGCTGAGCAGCAGCTTGAGCGAGGTGAACACCCTGGTTACTGACCAGCTTGTTCGTGATGGGGTCATCACGAAGGACGAAGGTGCCAACTTCAAGGCGCACTTTGCCAACCAGGGCGGACCTGTTGGGATTCCCAACAGCACGTTGGTGGCGCAGTTTCTAACTCAGCACACCGCGCTTCTGCAGAAGCTCATCGCGGTCTACGACAACGAGATCACGTTTGACATCGCCACTGTGACCAACAACATCAAGAAGGCCATCGATCAGACCCCTGAGACCCAGCGCCGCCAGGCAGCGCTCGGCATCCACTACTTCCTGCTGAACATGTCGCGCGACCTCTTCAAGGCCTACCAGGCCTCAGGCAAGAAGTTCGCAAGCGTCCCGGATCCTGTAACAGCCGACTGAGCGTTACAATCTAACCTACATCTTTGCTCCAGTTGGTGTATAATGCACCTATGGAGCAGCAAGTCAACAAGCGAAAGAAGCGGTCGGACCGCATGCACGTCATCTACCAGGTGACGTGTCTTCCGACCGGTGCGCGCTACGTCGGTCTCACCGTCTGCGGCGGCGTTTCGCCGAAGCGCGCGGTCGAGGGTCGATGGAAGCGGCACGTGACGCGAGCCCTGACGCAGGCCAAGGAATGGACTCTCTGCCAGGCAATCCGCACCTTCGGTGCGGAGGCCTTCAAGGTCGAGGTCCTCGAGAAGGTCCGCGGCAAGGCTGAAGCCCACCAACGTGAACGCGAGGTCACCAAGACCGTCGGCGCTACTCTCAACACCGCCTGAAAGGAAACTCACCGTGATCGTCACCATCGCCATCGTTACCCTGTCTGCCACGACCGCCGGCGCCGCGTTCTTTGCCTGGCGCCAGCAGCGCATCATCAGCGGTGCTGCTGACCTCGTTCGAAAGCAGGAGTCCCATCTTGCCGCCAGCCACCTTCGCGAGGATGGCATGCGGCAGCAGATCAACGCGCTGCGCAACCAGGTCGCGGCAGTGGAAGGAGTTCTGGACGCTCGCACGGCACGGGTAGCTCACGAGACCCATGTTGCCGAGCTCAGTCGAAAGCTGAGCCAGGGAGATCATCGGTTCGCGATCGGCGGCCAGTCCATCGTCGATGAGGACGGCTTCGCTCATACGGACATCTTTGCCCCGGACACCCGAGTGTTCGTGCGCTGAGCAGGAGGCCCACGTGACGAAACCTACCTTCGGTGAGTGGCTGGCCGAGTGCCTGCCACCCCATCCGGTCCTCAACATCGGTGGCTCCTACTTCAATCGCGCCGTCGCCGCTGAGGCCTGCCGCTCGCTCGAGCGCACCGCCTGGAAGGCCGCCATCGATGGGGAGTCGGTCACCATCCTCGAGCGGCTGGCCATCGAGATCCTCATCTCGGTAGCCGGCTTCAAGAGCGTGCGGGAAGCCGTCGAGGCCTACAGGAGCGGCGAATGAGGTGCCCTGTTTGGAAGACCCGGGTACGCCTGCTCAGGCGGCGGGCGCAGAACACCAAGCCCGGCCGCCTGCTGGACCGACGGCTGAGCCGCTTCTGTCTCCACTGGAAGGTCATTCTCCTATGAAGCTCTACCTTGCTGTGTTCACGCTGTCCAAGACCCGCTACATGGGCGACACGACCTATAAGGACGGCATTCGCCTTGTGTGGGCTGAGTCCGAGCAGGAGGCCGAGCAGAAGCTGCACGCGGCCTACGATCGCGGTGGGCCAGGTGACGACAGCGTATACATCCACCAATGCGAGCTGAGCGAGGCCCTGTGAGCTTGGTCCTCACGGTGTCTCCGGGATGGCTTTCGCGTAACAAATAAATACAGGCTCACGGTGTACAACCGCGCCCCCTGGTGTATAATGCAACATGCGCTCTGACTTCAACAAGCTGCTGGTCGAACGTGAGCGTCCCCGCTCGTGGGACAAGCACTGCAACTACCGTCACATGAAGGGCCCCTCGGGCTTCAAGGATGACGAGGTCGGTGGCCGCGAGGGCATGAAGCACCACTACAAGATCGGGTACGACACCAAGGACTTCAACGAGAACCTGAACCCGCTCTACGGCTGGCTCCGCTCCATCGTCGGCAAGAAGTGGGACAAGTCCTACAGCGAGCTGTGCAAGACCTTCGACATGCGCGGCGTCATCAACGCCCACATCCTGCAGCACCTCTGGCAGAGCGTGGAACGTCACGCCTTCGTGAGCGAGAAGGGCGCCGTGATGGCCTTTCGTGGCTACAGCTCTGGTGGCAGGGAGACGATGCACGGCGACGCGGTCCCCATCAGTCGCTGCGGCAAGGACTACTACATCTGCCCGAAGGACGGTACGCTCAAGAAGACCCAGAAGGCACCGCGCCGCTCAGTCGTCAAGGAGCAGGAGGCCAACAAGCGCAAGGAGCTGCTGGCCATCAAGCGCCCCCTCAACGACCGCGAGGTCCTCCACTTCATCGACGGTGTCTGGTACCACTTCGAGCTGAAGCCGCTGCCTGAGGCCAAGATCGTCTACATGAAGCCGGGCAACAAGGACGAGTTCCGCGTGGGCTACCACTACGGCAACAGCCCCGATCACCGCAAGGTCCGCACCTGGGACGAGCTGAACCAGACCGAGCGCGAGCGCCTCGGGACCCCCAAGGTCGTCGGTGGAACTGCCCGCGACCTGCTCACCAACGAGGTAGTGTATCGGGATCAGAAGGGGGTGATCCACCTCGGCAAGGGGTTTCTGCACCCCCGCCGCGCCAACGAGCTGAGCTCCAACGGCCTCTACCACGCCACCAAGAAGACCGCCTCCAAGAAGCACCTGAAGCAGGCCGGTCTGATCGACTGATGGCTGTCGTAACTGACACCTTCCTCAGCAGCCCTACCTTGATAGAGCAGGCGCTGGCGGATGCCTGCATCTACTTTGACGTGAAGGTCAAGGTCCAGTCGGACTCGACGCTCAGCCACACCACCTTCCTGAAGGAGGAGCACCTCATCTTCACGATTGAGGACGCCTTCCCGCCGGATCCACCGCTGCCCTTCAAGCTGCGAGCCCGCGGCTTTCTGCTGCGCCTTGCCAAAGGACTGCAGCAGATCGCAGAGACCCACAGGCGCCGCGTTACCGTGGTCTACAGAGACGCGGCCAAGAACAACCTGCCGCGGTTGCACATCGACCCAGCACCTCTGACCGTGGAGCAGCTTGTCGAGGAGTACGAGACCTCACCCAACCCACCGCGCGTCCGTGTCCGGTTTGTGGAGACCATTGAGTCCATCCTCAGTAAATAGCCTGTTGACACGGGCTATTACACATGAAGATACGCCAGCTCCTCGAAGCGCCGGCACCAGATGAGGTCAAGCAGCAGATGGCGAAGTGGCGCGACCTCGCTGCCTCTCCCTACGAACTGACCATCGACGGATCGGGAAAGAACGCCTCAAGCGGCTTCCCCCTTACCCGCAAGGCAGGTACCTGGTACGGTGGTCTGCTGCTTCCCCGTGGTGGTTTCAAGAAGGAAGCTGACCGGTTGGTGAGCCTTTCAGCCAGAACGAAGGGCTTTCTCAAGGCCCTCGGCAAATCGCTGGAGCAGCTGAGTGAACAGGGTCATGAGATACGGGTCACCGGCGACTTCGGGCTGGCATCCAGCCCGCTGCTCTTTGATCGGATAAAGCGCTCGTCACCAGGTAGCATCGCCGACGACCTACTGAGTCGAGTGACGACTGAGGACCTCCTGCGTATCGGTCACCCCGCCCAGCGCATCTTTTGGCACGTTACCGCTCTACCTGTCAAGGAGGCACCCAACAAATGAAGGTCCATCAGCTCCTCTATGAAGAGGACGAAACCCACTTCTCGTCCTCTAAGAAGCTCAACCTCGAGTTCAAGGACCTCGCGAAGAAGTTCGACATGACGCTGGTCGCGGGCATGGGTTGGCCACAGATCGCCAAGGACGGTGCGTGGTACGGCGGCGGACTTGGCTCTCACCGCGGTAAGAGCGACGAGGAGTCGGTGCTTGGCATTGCCGCTCGCCGCAAGGGCTTCCTCAAGGCGCTGGCCAAGAAGCTTGAGGAGCTCATGGCCAGCGGCCGCGCGGTGAAGATCGCCGCCAAGGCCGAGCGCAGCAAGCACCAGGAGGACGCTGTTCAAGGACAGGTGGAGGAGCAGCTCGTGAAGCACGCCCTCATCGCTTGGCCCCCTGGAAACGTGCGCTACAAGGAGCAGATCCCGACCATCGCCTGGTTTGTGGGCGCTGATCCTTCAGTCAAGGTCACCGACCTGCTGAGCTTTGGCGGTGGGGCGTACCGTGAGTACAAAGACGGTGCCCGCGCCAACTTCCTGGTCTCGCTTCCTGAGGACGAGAAGCAGATCAAGCAGGTCATCAAGTGGCTCAACACGCTGCAGAAGGAGAAGAAGTACGTCGCTGGACAGGGCACCACCCTGTCTAAGCGCTACGCGGACTTCGTCCGAGACCTGCTGGGCTGGGCAGTTGACCACGACCTGGGACACATGGAAAGCGACTCCAAGCGAGCTGACATTCCTAATCTATCCAACACATGGATGGGGATCAAGAAGACGCGCATCGTGCCGAAGGGCACCAAGGTCATTCCCTTCACCACCATCGAGCCCTTCCTAAGGAAGCACGGTGCCATCTAAGCAGCCCTTCAGCTTCGACCAGATGGACCGCCTGCAGGACATCGCGCGCAAGGCAGGCCTAACGCTGGAATGGGACAGCAGCTCACCATCGGTTCAGCAGACGGCCAACGGCGAGGTGGTCTTGATGTCCTTCATGCTGAAGGCCTTACGAGCAACGGCTGACGAGCACCTGCTTGGGCCGCAGAAGCTGTTTGAGCTTGCCTGCCGGCAGCTGGCCACCTACCTCTTCAGCGAGCTGAAGGGAGCCGACTTCTCGGCCATGGTCGGTGGAGCTGTCACCCATCAGCTGCACAGCGGAGCTACCCCCACTGAGCTGGCTCGTGAGATGGCAAAGGGACTCAAGCGCGGCATCGCACAGTGGATCCTCCCAGTAGCGCTGCACGCCTCTAGACCAAAGCAGCTCGAGGAAGCGCAGCAGGCCCCCATCCAGGTGCTGGATGCCCACCTCGAGAAGGCACAGGAGCTGGCGACTCAGCTAGGTCTCGATCTAGATCCGGTTTCACAGGTGAAGGTCCCGCATGAGGACGCTCGCTCCTTGATGATGTCGCTACGGGTCATGCCACCCAAGAACGAAGAGGATCAGATAGCTCCTATGAAGGCCCGCGTTACCCGCTTCGCCCATCAGATGGGTGAGCTGCTCGATGACCTCTTTCGACAAGGCATGGTCCTCTCGTTGGCTACTAACAAGGGCACCGTTCAGCAGATAGAGGATCCTGCCTCCTTTGAGCAGGTATTCAAGGACCACCTGCTGACAAAGCTGGTGCAGGGGGTGAAGGGCAACATCATCCTTAGGGTGCAGATGCCATGAAAACGCATGAGCTGCTTGAGGCCAAGGCCCTCCCTGACTGGGTGAAGGAGGAGGACGACGCCTTTCGTGCGCTCGCCAAGCGCTACGGCTTGGCCCACCGCAAGAAGCCAGTGCAGGTGAAGGACCGCTGGACCTTCGGCGGGGAGCTGAAGGACGTCGAGAAGGGCGAGCTGGCGCTACGGCTGGGGAAGCGGGTGGCTGCCATGCAGAAGGCGGTAGCTAAGCACCTGCATGACCACAAGGAGCGGGGCCGCGAGGTCGTCACCTACGACATTCGGTGGCTAGGGCAGTTTCCGCCTGGTGGCTACTGGAAGGGCGCGTACCACCAGCTGCAGGACGCCGTCCCAAAGACCATCTACCCCGATGACACGCTGGCCTACATCGAGAACCGTGTCAGTGACAAGCTCTACATCAACAACAGCAGCGCTGGTGGCTACACCATCATCTTCCAGTACGGCCTTGATGAGCCGAAGGTAGAGAAGCCAGCTGAGGAGCCGCCGAAACCACGGCAGCTGCGCGTCGTGAAGGCGTCGAAGTGAAGACAGCAGAGCTCATTGAACAGAAGCAGGTGCGCCGCTCGCCAGAGGAGCGAGCCAAGGACAAGGAGGCGCCTGACTACTGGCGCAAGGAGCTGCGCAAGGAGTTCAACGGCATCGTGAACAAGTTCGGTGGTACCATCAAACCAGAAACCTTCAGCAAGTACAACACAGGCGTGGCCCACATCGGCGGCGACCTCATCGTGCGGGCCTCAGGGCCTTCCACTCTTCTATCGACTGACCGACGCGCGACTGGGTTGCTGAAGGCGCTCAGCCGCTGGGCTCATGGGCTGGTACAGTCAGGTCACCAGGTCACCGCGCTTCGCGACAACGGGCTTCGCAAAGAGGTGTTTGAACCGAGCGACAGCGCTGAGGCGGTGCACACCAAGGTAGTCGATGGAGTTATCGGATGGGACAACCACCTGAAGTGGTGGCGCCAGCAATCTGATCTGGAGAGGCGGCCTGTCAAGGTAAACCTGATCTTCTTGGTGAAGCAACCTGACAAGTATCCTGATCTCGCTGGCGCAGTGTGATATAAATAGTCTACCAACGCAACTCCACTGCCGTAACTGGCTAACTTCGCGGTCTTAGTGGGTGACCGGTTTCAAGATGTTGGGAAAGGAAGATACGTGATGTATCAGCAAAAGCTTGTCTGCGCCGTCAAGCACAATGGCCGCGTCCTACGCGAGCAAGGCGACACTGTCCTCATCCCCTTTGGCAGTGAGTACTCCCTCCACTTCAAGAACCTAAACGCCCTGCGATCCCTTGTACGGGTCTCAATTGACGGCGTGGACGCCACGGAGGGCACCAGCCTGATCGTGCCAGCCAACGGGTCGATCGACCTGGAGCGGTTCATCAAGAACGGCAACCTGTCAAACGGCAACCGGTTTCGGTTCATCGAGCGTACCACTCGCATCGAGAATGGCCCTCGCGGCATTCAGGCCGAGGATGGCCTGATCCGAGTGGAGTTTGAATTCGAGCAGCAGGCCGCGAAGATCGAGACCATCAAGCGCACGTATGTCGACGAGTACTGGCGCCGCCGCCCGTATCCGTACTACTGGGGAGAAGGCCCGTGGTACAGCTCGACAACTGACTGTGCTTTCGGTTCAACCGCTAACTCGTTCAACACCAGTGTCTCAGATTCGATTGGCGACGTATCTAACAGCAAAACCACCACCGCGAACGCGGCATCGACGACGCTGAAGTCAAGCGCCTCGCGGGGCAGAGGCACGTCTCTCGGTTCAGCCTCGCTGTCAGCTGCCTCAGGAACTGCCGGCATTCCGCAGAACGCCGCTCAGGCTGCCTACTTCAACCAGGTCAGCGACGCCGGCATCACCGTGCCGGGATCGGAGAGCAACCAGCAGTTCCAGCACGGCGCGTGGTTCCCGACCGACGGGCAGAAGCACGTCATGGTACTGAAGCTGCTTGGTCAGCTGGGCGAGGACAAGGTCACGAGGCCCGTTACTGTCAAGACCCGCATTGACTGCCCGACGTGTGGGACCTCCAACCGCTCGGGCTTCAAGCACTGCCGCGAGTGCGGCACCGCCCTATTCCCTCTGTAAGGAGAACCCCATGGAACCGCAGCTCACCTTCACACCCAACGCCATCACAAAGATCCAGCAGATTCTTATCGAAGCTGGACAACCAGACCTGGCGCTGCGCGTCTTCGTGCAGGGAGGTGGCTGCTCGGGCTTCACGCAGGGCTTCACCCTAGACGCAGAACCGGCCGCTGAGGACGACTACGTCGCTGTGGTCGCTGACGGGGTCAGGGTGATGATTGACTCGATGAGCCATCAGTACCTGGCAGGAACATCTGTCGACTACGTCGAGGAGCTGATGGGTGCCCAGTTCGTGATCAACAACCCGAATGCCGTCGGAAAGTGCGGCTGCGGTTCCAGCTTCTCAGTCTAACCAGAGAAGCGAGGTATAAATATCCCAAGGCAGCAATTGTGCTGCCTGCTCAAAGGGAGGCCTCCATGAGAATCATCGTAGCAACCGTAGCCGTGGTAAGCGTTCTGCTTCTTGGTGCCTGCGCGCACAAGTGCCCGTACAAGCAGAACTACTGCCAGCGCTAAACTAAGCGCAGAGCACCTGTCATGGCCATCTTTGATGAGCTGAAGCGGTTGGGTGTGCCTATGACGGCGGCTGCCGTCGTATCAGCTCTCGTTGTCGCCATTCCATTTTTCTTTCAGCTGGACAGCCGCTACGCCAAGGAAACGGCGCTGAAGGAGCACGTCGCTCGGCTTGAGGCGCGTAATGAGGCGCTCGCTCGCGAGCTTGCGCAGAACGCGGGGTTTCAGCAGGCGATGATCGCTCTGCTTAGCAACAAGGTTGCCGCAGGGCTAGAACCAGGCGCTGCGCCGATTCCAGTCCCAGTTCCGCTGGCAGCTCCATCTCCAAGAGCCATGGCTTCACCGCCCCCACCTCCGCCGCTCGCGCACGGTCGCGGAGCTCCAGCTGCCGAGGTGATCACAGCTCCAGCTCGACCTGCATCTGCTCCACCGATGGAGCAGCCTAAGACGTGGAAGGAGCTGAATGAGGGGCTCACTCGTCAGCAGCAGCGCCTCTATCCGCCTTCGACGTCGTCAGTAAACTGACCCAAGCGGTCTGAGCTTCTCCATTAGCTCATCATATGGGATCATCCAAAGATCACCATAGCTCAGCTGGCGCTTGGCGCGCCAGCTGTCCTCAAGTGGGCTAAGCCAGCTGTGAATGAGCTCAGTGCCACCAAACTTGATGCGTCGCTGCAGGTCTGGAAAGTCTCGATGATACACCTTGAACTTCACGATCTTTAGGTTGCGCAGCACTCGATTCGCCAGCTGATCCTGTCCAGTCGCAGCCCTCGCGATCAGCGGGTCTGAAAGCATGGCAAGCGTCAGCTCAGGGGTATGTTGGAAGAATGACACGAAATCCGAGATGCCAGCGATGTCACAGTACCAGTAACGCGAAAGGAAGCTCTCATACCGCCCGTAGTACCATGCACCCTCCTTTTGGACTATATCGATGTCACCACCACCAAACACCGGCAGACCACCCAGTTCGCTCCACACGTGACCCATGAGCTTCATCAGCGGCAGAGTTCCTGTTTCCCATGAATCGGTACGTAGGAAGAGATCGAGCGCCTCACCATCGTGCATCCATTTTCGAATATCCATATTGAGATGAACGGCATCGAGGTTCTCAGCGGCCTCAAATGGACGTATGTACTGCATCTCATGTTCGTTTAGCCCATCGTTGAACACGTATGTGGCAGTTTTGAAAGGCACCCCTGCGGCCTTGAAGCCCTTCACCATAACGGCGCTATCCAGCCCGCCAGAAAGCAGCAGGTAAATGGGGCGACCCATGGCACGTGCCTGCTCGTACACCACCTGAGCGGTGCGCTTCAGCTCATCGACAAATGAGATGGGTTGTCGCTCAGCGCGATTGAAGTTGTACCACAGATCCAGCCCATGATCCCGACGATTGAACGCCTGCGGGCCGTATCCGAACTGCAGTTGATTCTGGTATGAGTAGGTGGTCAAAGTAAATACCTCATGCGTCCATATCTGTCACTAGGTTTCCCGCTGCTGCCGCAGCCTGCGAAGAAGAGAATAGTGAACTACCTCCTTCGACGCCATGATGTCATTGAGCAGCACATCTCATCTGTTGAGAAGCACTACAACGGTCTGTCACGCATGCGCCCTGAGTTCTTCGGCATCATGGCCCCGGAACTCAGCCGCCTGCGACTTATTGTGACGGTGCCATTCATCCCATTCATTATGTACATCGAACCCAATACCGAGCTCGAGCGTCATGTTGATGGTCCAACCGGTGCAAGACAGACGGCAATCATCGATCATCTATTTCCTGTTGAAGGCTATGCCCCTACTTTGTTCTGGGATACCCGTGCCCAGCTGCAACCTAGCTTTTCTCTGCACCTGGACGAAATGCCTGCGATCATCAACCTTCAGGCGCTGCATGGTGTTACCAACTCAGTTAGCGTTCCTCGATTCAACTTTCAAATGGCGTTCGATCTACCTTATGCAGAGGTTGTTGAGCGACACCTGCAAGGTAAGCTGTTTCGTCAGGTTCCAGCATGGCCCTAAAGCTGACATAATCCAACTGGAATTTATCGATGAACTGATCAGAACGCTGGGCAAGTAGCTCAGCCGCTCGTTCCTCGTATTCTTCCTTCACGAACTCCTGGCCGCTGTACTTTGCGCGCATAGCAAGATCAGGCCAGTGCGTACGATAGATGCTGTACTTGATAAATCTCGATGTCTGGTATATCTTGTTGGCGTATGAATCCACGTTACGGCCAAGGCGCTCGATACGAGGGTCACGAAGCATGGCTAGCGTTATCTCCGGCGTAAACTGAAAGAAGCCAATGGCGCCAAGAATACGAAATCTGATGGCATGGCGAAACCAGCTCAGCATGTATTCCAGCTCGACGTACTTCCAACCCTCATCACCATTCTCGAGGTAGATGTCCCCATTACCAAGAACGGGCAGACCACCCAGCTCGAACCATACGTGACTGAGAATCTTCATGTGCGGCATTAAGCTGAAGGCGGCGGCCTGCGCACCATGAAACATGTCAGCTGCTTCATCGGATTTGATCCAATCAAGGATGGACATGTCGAAGAAGACATGCTTAAGTTGGTGACGAGCAACAAATCGGTTTACGAAACGTAGCTCATGGGAATTGAGGCCGCCGTTGAAACGAAAGGTAATGGTCGTGAATGGAACCTCAGCAGCAAGAAAGGCCTTCACGACGACCTCACTGTCCATACCACCAGATAGACAGACGTACACAGGTCGGTTTAGCTCTGCTGCTCTGGCACCGATCAAACGAGCGGTGTTTACGCACTCCTCTTTGAATGACCCTGGTTCACGAGTGCTCCGGGTATACCCACACCACAGCCGCGCATCGACTGATTTTTCACCTGGGTTGAACAGCCCCGAGCCATAACCGAAGGTGAAGTGGTCATCCAAGGTGTAGGGAAGCATTAGGTATTTACGCGTCATAAATACCTCATTGGCTTCAACTGAACCTGCAAGCATGCTCTACTGGAAGTACGTCCAGCTTGAAAACTGGGACATCATTCAACCAAAGCTGAACGAGGTAGTTGACGGTGCCGGTTTCTTTGGCACGGGTTTCTTCTGGAACACCTATCCCATCGCGACGCTGAAGGCGCAGGTCCCTGAGCTTACCCGTGCCTTGTTGAAGCACGGCTGGACGATCCAGTACTCAGCCTTCATTCTAGCGCGTCCTCATGGTGGGTCCTACCTAGACAACATCCATGTCGACGATATGTTTGGGGTAGCAGCTCGACTTCAACTTCCGGTGCGCAACACCGAAGGCTCATTCACCTACTTCTTCTCAGCGCCGAAGACCAAGATCCAGCGCCGGCTTCTCCAGAACGGGCACGCCTTCTGGTGGCTGGACAAACTGGATGCCAAGGAAGAAACACGGGTGTGCATTGACCGTCCAACCATCATTCGAACCGGTGAGCCTCACTCGGTGCTCTGTAACCCGCTGATCAGGGACTTTCGTATTACGCTCACGCTTCGCCTGACACCGGATCCGGGGAGGCTGCTGGTATGATTCAATTCGAGAACATCACTGAGCTGTTCGCTCCTGACTTTGACGCGCTGCGGGCCCATGTTCGCCAGCTTGAGGCTACGCTTCCTAAAGCTGGTGGCGAGATGTTCAACGGGTGGAGCGTGATGAGCCGGTCAGGTAGCTACAGGGATGGCTGGGTAGATGGTAGCGTGTTCATGAAGACACTATCTAATGGGAAGGTCTACTTTGATAGCCTTGGTGCAGCGAGAGCTGGCTACCACCGTAGCTCTGAGCACCTTACCTTCACCGAGGCAGCGAGCGACGAGCTGCGGCGCCTTATCGGCCAGGCGACGGAGCTTGGTTTCCAGCCTTGTCGCGCTCGCCTCATTCAGCTTGTTCCAGGCGCGGCAAGCAACTGGCACACCGACGGGTCACCAGCCAAGACCATTCTGCGTCTGCACATCGTCATTGAGACAAATGAGCAGGCCCACTTTCACTCTGAAGAAAAGGCAACCCACCTGCCGGCGAACAACGTCTTTCTGATCAACGTCAACTACCGCCATATGGTGGACAACCTCGGTGATACGGCTCGTACGCACCTAGTGGTTGACGTCAAGGATACCAAGGGTGTGTCAAAGGTGCATCGATGAAGGTGTACCAACAGAACCGCGAGGTACCATTTAGGCAGCTAGACGGTGTACCTGGTGTCGAGGAGCTGGCTTCCACGGTACGTGGTGCCTTTGATCTGCTTTCACCCCAGGCGCTCGTGAGCGAGAAGGTATTCATAGGAACGCATCGGCTGATTGCCATGAACCCGAGCATCAAGATGTACAGCGTGGATACCCACAATGCCACCTATGGCAATCGAGCCCAGGAGCTGCTGGATATCGTAGAGCCACAGGTGGAGTGGCTGCGTGGCTTCTATCCAACCGCCTGCCCGCTACTCGTCCAGGTGGCCACCCTACCACCACAGGCCACCCTGCTCTGGCACATCGACAGCTACATCTACCAGAGCCTCTCGCATAAGGTCCACATCCCAATCATCACCAATCCAGGCGCTACCTACAACTACATGCTTGGGCGGAGGGCCTGCTCTAAGCACTTCGCGATAGGAACGGCATACGAGATCAACAACATGTTTATGCACCGCGCCACCAACAACGGGCCTACACCGCGCTCACATATCATCATCGATTTTCTTGAGGAAGAAGGATACGCGCTACTTGATCAGGGAGTGAACGTCATCACGACGTACCACGCAGGCAACAAGCAGACAGAGATCGACTACTGGAAATGAAGCTCAGCCCTCACATTCAGGTGCTGGACACCCTATCACCGCAGCTGTTCGAGGAGCTTTGGACAATCACTCGAGCCGTGGATCTAGAGGCTCCTGAGTCGCTGACCAAGGAGGAGGCCTTCTTTGACGCGTGCAACCGCTACGACGCGGAAACCCGCTACTTCAACGAGCAGCACAACTACTACAGCGGGGTGCTACCGTCCAAGGCCTTGGCCACCGCCATGGCACCGTACCACGCCCTGCTGACCACCAGGTACTTCCCAAACCATGTGGTATTTCGATCCCAGGTGGTGCGTAATGTACCTGACCGGGTGGTGAACCCGCACATCGACCCTCGGCTGTATCACGCGCTCTCGCACCGGGTACACGCCGTGTTGGTCACCAACGACCGCTGCGGTCACGTGTACTTTGACGAGGAGACACACGAGGCCGAGGTCGTAAAGATGGAGGCTGGACAGCTGTATGACTTTGACAACATCACCCCGCACGCGGCCTTCAACCTTGGCACAACTGACCGCCTGCACATCATCTCAGATGTAATCGATAGGCGCTGGACCATTCAGTACGCCCCTACCTTCAAGAAGAACCCTAACTACATCGCACCAGGCACCTTTGATCGCTACTACGAGCACCTGGCAGCCATCGAGACCAGGTACGGTGGAAAAGACGGGCTGCGCCGGCACTATGAGTCGGTCGTAAATACAGCATGATCAAGCACCTCGTCAAGGGAAACAACCCATTCACGCTGCTGGGCTTCAACCTGGTGCTGTTCGGGGCGCTTCTGCTATCGCCGCTCTACGCCACATTTTCACTACCATGGTTGGCTGCGTCGGTGTTTACGTACTTCTGCTTGATCTGTCTGGGCATCAGCACCACCTATCATCGGGCCCTCACGCACAAGGCGGTAACGTTCCACCCCTGGGTGGAGAAGCTGTTCGTCACCTTCGCCTGCCTAGCTGGGACTGGATCTCCGATAATGTGGGTCATGACCCACCGTCAGCACCACCGATTCGCTGACCTACCTGGAGACCCGCACCCACCAGGTTTAGTGTGGAAGACGTTCTTCGGCGTGTACCCACGCGTCTCCACGCAGGGCATCCGTGACATCGCTCGCACCAGGTACTACGCCTGGTGGCACCGCTACTACTTCGCCATTCTGGGAGCCTACGGCCTGGTCTTGGCTCTTCTAAGTCTGAACGCCTTTGTGTACGTGTATGCGCTGCCGATCTTCGTCTCCATCACCGTCAGCAACGCACTGAACTGGTTCGGCCACAAGAAGAGCGTCGTAAGCTACCGAAATTTCGCGCTGCGTGATGACAGCCAGAACAACCCGATCATGGGCTACCTGGTCTTTGGTGAGGGCTGGCACAACAATCACCACCGCTACCCTGGGTCAGCTCGCTTTGGACTGCGGAGCGGCGAGCTTGATGTGAGTTACCTGGTTATCCAGCTGCTCGAGAAGATTGGATTGGCTACGGCCGTCAAGACCACCGCACCTAGTAGGAGCTCAACATGATTACTGTTACAACCACCCAGCAGCGCCAAAGTTCTGATACCCCGTTCTACATCTTCACGGTGCCGCTTGTCCGCTCGACCTTTATTTCTTTGGTTTCCAACACACCAAACTTTGCTGAACCACCTGTGTTCACCCTGTCTGAGGATGGCTTGGTGCACACCTCCGTTGCCAAATACGTCGATGAGGATCAGCTTACGACTCTCTTGGATGAACTGTTTCAGGTGCTTCCGAACTTCTTTGCGGATCGCGCTATCTATGATGTCAGGAATGACATCAACACCGTCCGTACAGTCTCAATCACGTAATGAAGTTCACGATCCAGCGTCTGACCTCTCAGCTGCTGCCGCTGGCCGTTGAGATCTTTACCGCACAGCGTCAGGTAGGTAAGCAGCAGCTCAGCTCCTCTGAACTTGAGCGGGGGCTGGAGGCACTAAGAGGCTCACTGAAAAGCCAGCGCACGGTCACCTGGATGGCGTTCAATGAGGCGCAGCAGCTTGTGGCCTACCTCGTTCAGACGTTTCCAGCCTGTTGTTCCAACCACTGGCTGATGTCATTTCTGGTCACCAATCCCATGGTGCCGGCACCATGGAACTATCAGCGAAACGGAATGGACGCGCTGTGGCTGCGCGCCATCTCCTTCGGTCGCTACTACGACTGTCAGAATATCCTGTGGTCGCTACCCACTGCCTGGGCTCGCACGACGTCCCGCACTCAGAAGACCTCTGCGATCTGGCCTCGCTTCGAGATCTACCCATTTGGGGAGGTGAAGGCAGGTGAGCTGCCCACAAGTGAGTTTGATCGAGCGGTCTTTGGTAACCACCCCAAGCCGTATGACGTCACGCTGCGCTGTGCCTGGCCAGCTGCACACCCAGGTCGCGACCTGCTTCAGCGGGTTCGATCACCTGCTTTCGAGGCCGCTCATAATGTTCTGCCAGGTTAGAGGCATCTAGGAACTTCTGGCTGAAGCGACCGTCTATACGCACCGTGAACGTGGCATACGGTGATGGGTCCCCACCGTGCCACGAGGCGTTGTCAAATGTGTTTGCTATCCCCGTTAGATAGCGCTTATTGAACTCGGTGTCAAGCACGAAGAACCGCTTGGCCCTACGCGGGTTCAGCCAGAGGAACTGATCCTTACGGCTCTTGCCGTCGGCGTAGTCACAGTGGATCTCGGCCTTGGCGTTGCCGTCGGTCAGAAAAATGATGACGCGCCCAACCTCACTGAAGATAGGCAGGTCGCTGATGAACTGCTTCAGCTCGGGAAAGTAGGAGTAGGCGGGCATGTCATGGTTCAGCCTGGCCAGGTGCTTGCGAGCGAAGCCGTTGTGGTAGTCCACATAGGTACGCAGCAGAATCTTGCGCCCCAGCGCCATAGTTGGGTAGCGAAACCTGACATACTGGTACGCCGCCTCGCGATGTTGGTAGGAGAGAAGCCTCTTCAGCGTCTCATCCTCGGGGTGCTCGCTTTTGGCAAACTCCACCTCGCTAAGGGTCATATCATACTGCGACTCCTTAGACCCGATGACGACCGGCTCTGAGAGGTGCCAGGAGCGGGCGATACCTTCGCACATTCTCTCATGCAACCTCTCGAACCGCTCGGTGTCAACGTATTGATCCAGGTCAACGAACCACTGCCCTGCTATCTGGGATCTCTTAGGTTCACGACCGATGTCCATCTGCTGACTCATAAATACCCCTGTCGATGCAGTATTTACGGCCCTCATGCAGTCACCCCCGTTTGCTAAGATCCCATATGATATCTCTTTGGTGAACATGGTGCGGAAGGGCGCGCACTTCATGACCTACGGGGCGATCTCATACTACCGCGTGTTGGGCAAACCACCGCCTCTCGAGCACCTGCGGGTGCTGCTTCCTGATGCCATACGCTACGTCGAGATCATTGGCAACGACCAGGTTTCCCCGCACCGCGACCACACCACCATCACGGCGTTGAACTGCTATTTCCAGTCAGGTGACGCAACCACTAACTTCTGGAACGTGCGTGAAGGCGCCGTTCCGATTCGCTTTCCAGGGGCGGCGACGTCCAACATATACAAGAACGAAAAGGACCTCGACTTCATTGACTCCTTTACTGCGGCGGACGGTGACACGTACCTGCTTGATGTATCTCAGATACACAGCGTAGTTCGCAAGCCACCAATGAAGCCACGTCGATTCATTCAGCTAAGCTGGCGCAGGACCACGTTCGATGAGGTCCTGCAGCGACTCAAGCAGGTTACAACCTAGACCTTGTTACATATTTGGCAGCATCATGGTTAAAACCGTGATACAATGCACTATGGCCAAGCTTCTCACCCGCGACCAGTTTCGGGAAGGCGTTCTTTCCAGGGACGGGCACCGCTGCGTCTTCTGCGGTCAACCTGCTCAAGATGCCCACCATGTCATTGAGCGCCGGCTCTGGCCGGACGGCGGATACTATCTTGACAACGGCGCCTCGGTCTGCGCCGAGCATCACCTACAGTGCGAGACGACCGAGCTCTCAGTGGAGGACGTCCGCCTCGCCGCCGGCATCCACACGGTCCACGTCCCCGACCAGTTCTATCCTGAGCAGCCGATCACCAAGTGGGGCGACTACATTCTCGAGGATGGACGCCGCACCCACGGCGAGCTCTTCCATGACGAGAGCGTCCAGAAGATCCTAGCCAAGGGCGGCAAGCTCAGCCTCTACGTGCCGTATGTCAAATACGGCCGCACCTTCCACCTGCCCTGGTCACCTGGCATCCATGACGACGACAAGGCGCTGAAGAGCTGCGCTCAGTTCGAAGGTGAGGAGGTCGTGATCTCGGTCAAGATGGACGGTGAAAACACCACCGCCTACGCCGACGGCCACGTGCATGCCCGCTCGATCGACAGCCGGGGCGGCGAGGACCGCGCCTGGGTCAAGCGATTCCTGTCGGAGAACGTCTGCTACAACCTCCCCACCGGCTGGCGAGTATGCGGTGAGAACCTGTGGGCGGAACACTCCATTCCGTACGCGGACCTGCCGTCCTACTTCCTCGGCTTCAGCATCTGGACGGAACACAATGAGTGCCTGGCATGGGACGAGACGCTGGAGTACTTCGAGCTGCTCGGCATCACCCCGGTGCCGGTCATCTGGCGCGGCACCTGGGACGAGAAGGCCATCCGCGCGGAGTGTGACCTGACCACCGTCGAATGGGGCGTCCGCGAGGGCTATGTCGTTCGCAAGGCCAGGTCCTTCAGGTATGCCGACTTCAAGAGCAGCGTCGCCAAGTACGTGCGTGCCGGCCACGTCCAGACCACCAAGCACTGGCGCGCCGGGCAGCGCTTCACTCCGAACGGACTTGTCAAGAGATGACACCAGATCTTCCGTCAAACCCGCTCACCATCACCCCGCCAGTACGGATGGCGCGTACAGCGCAGGGAGCCTGGGACTTCTTTGCGGGTCGCATCCACGACGATCGATTCTTCACCGAGGTGCGGATAGAGCTGCAGAACCTGAAGGACTGGGACAACTACGAGCGGCAAACAGCTCCTGAACGGGAGAAGGCAAAGCTGCTGCTTCGCTACTTCCTAGATCGACAGATTTGAAAGGTCTACACATGAGATACCATCTTCGGCGACGCCGGTCACATATCATGGGTAAACCCCGTCTGTATCGCGGTTTCAAGATCACCATCCTGGACAGTCGCCGCTACAGCTTCAGGTACGAGTGGAAGATCGAAGCGGAAACGCCGACCGCGAAGGCCCTGCTGCTTCGCAACTACAAGAAGGAAAAGAGCCTCGTGCTGCGCGATCCTACATCTGGTCGGGTCGCGGCGTGGGCTGAGGAGCGCGCCATGCAGAAGGTCAATGAGATGTGCTCTCCCTTCTGGTACAAGATCTGGCACTACTGAGGTGTAACAGCTAAGCATCCAGCGACAGGTGTGATATAATGGTCCCAAGGAGAGCGACCATGGCTGAACAACTTTCAATGATGTTCGAGGACCTACCCTCGATTGACGGCTACATTCCTCCGTTCACCTTGCATGAAACGCTGCTAGGTCTCCATTCTCGGCAGGTACAGGTCGGTGGTGGTTTTGGCTTCGGCCCAGTCGATGAGGACTACGAGCGCCCAGAGCCGAAGTTCGAGACGCACTACTCCATCATCGTGTGCGGCGTCGTTATTGAAGCTGATCATCGTCGGTACTACGATGCAAACAGCATCAGAGACAGCGATGACAAGTTCACCATCGTCGTCAAGTGTGCCAACACCTTTCTCGCCAACAAGACCAACCAGAAACTTCACCCTGAAGTGTGGAAGTTTCTATCTGAGAACGGCCAGAAGCTCAACCAGTCCAAGCGCTACTGGGCGGCAGTGGAGCACCTGAAGGAGATCGCGGCTGAAAAACAGAAGGTTGACGAGCTGCTGCGCCGCATCGACCGTGCCAAGTTCGTGGCCGCCTTGAACGCCGCCGAGGTCCTGTCCGAGCGCGCTTTCACGGACACCGAGCGCCAGCAGAGGTGGGCCGAGCTCTCAGGAGGCCTCCCCTACCGCGCCGAGTAGAGCTGGCTTCTCATAAATACCGGTGCAGCTACGCACCGATATGAAGCTTTCTCAGCTCCACGAATCCTACGAGACCACCTCCTTCCTGCGCAAGGTAGCGCGGGAGCTGGGCTACTCCGACCCAAAGCTCTTCCAGCTGACCGAGCCGGGCGACCCTGACCACCACGACGTCTGGAACGACGCCGAGCTGGCCATCGGCATTGCCCGGCAGGGGCTCGAGGACATGGCCAGCTCCTACACCGCCATGGACAGCATCCTCAGCCAGCGCGGCCTGTCTGGCGAGGAGACAGCTGAGCACATCAAGCACCTCGAGCGGCTGAAGAGCACGCCATTTGGCACGTTACCCTATCTCCAGCCGATGCTGGATGCGTTTCAGCTCATGGCATCCAATGCTGACAGCCTTCGCTACAGCGCCGAGAACGTGAAGAAGATCCTGATGCTGATCAACGGCATCAAGAGCTGGGCAAACAAGAGCACCGAGAAGGGTAGCCCTGACGGGTTCAAGCGCGCCATTGCCGCCGCCGCCCTCAAGAAGCTAGGGATCCCAACAAATGCAGCTGACTGAGATCTCCCCTTCAGGCCTGCGCCTGCTGAGTGCCTCAGAGCGAGACACCGTTCGCTCCACCACGCACGGCTGGACCTTCATGGTCCGACCGGTTGGGCATGATGGGTCGGCGCGCACGGTCCTGGTCGGAACGGCCCGCTTTCCAAGCTACTACCCTGGCCCGTCTAAGGCCCCCGTCTCTCTTGTCCTGTCGCGGCCGATGCCGACCTCAGGGCAGCGGAAGGTCATCGCGATGCGAACCGCTGAGAGCGACGAGGAAGCGCGGAAAGCAGCTGAGCTGGTCATCATGGACAAGCGATCGGGCTACGGCCCCCACCGCCGTGACCCGCTTCGGAACTGGGTTGGTATGGCTGAACGTGACATATGGATTGACGACGATGAAGACAACTGAACTACTTGAAGGCAGATGGGTTGCCAAGTCCCTGGACGGCGTTGAGCGACGTTTCAAGGACGCGAAGGAC